TAACCAGTGTAACCTGTATATCCAGTGAAACCAGTGTATCCTGTGTAACCAGTGTATCCTGTGTAACCAGTGTATCCTGTGTAACCGGTGTATCCTGTGAAACCTGTGTAACCGGTGTATCCTGTATAACCAGTGTAACCTGTATATCCAGTGAAACCAGTGTATCCTGTGTAACCAGTGTAACCAGTATAACCAGTGTATCCTGTGTAACCGGTGTATCCTGTTTTACCAGTATATCCAGTGTATCCAGTAAAACCTGTGTAACCTGTTACTCCAGTATAACCAGTATATCCTGTGAAACCAGTTTCACCTCCAGGATCTCCTGTTGGTCCCTTATCACCAGTTTCACCTTTGTCTCCTGTAGGTCCACTATAACCAGTATATCCTGTATATCCTGTATATCCAGTACTTCCTCCACGTTCACCTGTATCACCTTTTAATCCTGTTGAACCTGTATCACCTTTTAATCCTGTTGGACCTGTATAACCAGTAGGTCCAGTATAACCAGTTCCACCTCCACCACCTCCATTAGAACGAATGGTTGCAATATTATTATTAATATTAAGGTTTAATCCATCCCCTATAAAAACAGTATCAATGTTTGAACTAGTAATATTTCCATCTGTAAAATTTATTACTGATGGTAAAAGTTCATTAGTTAAATTAATTAATGTATCTACTTCATCTTGTGCGACCTTTGTTGCAATTTCTTTTGCTAAAGAATATGCTTGGCTATAACTTTCCCCAGTGGCAGTTGCACTACCAGAACCAGTTATTTTTAATCCACTCTCCGTATAACCGTATGCATCTGCTTTTGCGTACGCTATAAATACCATAGGATTATTATATATAATAATACGATAATAATTTTCAATAAGCAAAAATTAGATATTTTTATTTTTATTTGATAAAAAATAAAAATCAAATCTGTTTTACCTCCTCCTTATCTTATATGAATCAACATTCATTTTTACTTATAATGTTATGAATGGTTGGAAAAAAAGCCAACTCGTTTAGTATTTTCTTTTTTTCCTGACGAATAATATCAATACGTTGTGACCACCAATCTTCCTCAATTGCCTTTTTAATCAATTCATACGATTTTTCAAAATCATACATATCTAATTGAACATAAGCCAAAGGGTTAATATACGTTGAAACATTTGGACAACCATAATAAAATACCAACGTTTCACATAAAATGGGTTCCCATAATTTCTCCGTAATAAAATTCTCTTCAAAATTGTTTTCCACCATAAAATAATATTTATAAGGAACCACCCCCTTACTCTTATTTACATAATGGTCCAAACCTCCGCGATAATTCTCAAAATGATGATTATTATCCCAATTATAAATATCTAATTTAAAATCCGGTTTTTCAAATTCCTTCATACGTTTTTCCACATATTTCAAGAAATCAATACGCAATATATGTCCTTCATCGAAATATTTGGAACTACACATAGTACTTAAAACATTCTTTTTATCTATTTTACTTACATCTAATGAGAGAATTTCATTCAAAGTCATTTCGAGTTCCCAAAAAGCGTTATTCCAACAATCATTATGTCTTCCACGAACGGCTAAAAACTTTTTCTCATCCGGAACAGCCCATTCTCCCCAACTTTTCACTCCCCACGGTTTCGAATGATCACTAATCCAAGGCTCCATTTGAAAAACAATGGTTTTACAAGGTTCATAATATTCACCATCTTGTGCTTTATTAATAATAACATAATAATCAATATTTTCATTCTCCCAAGTAATTTCTATATTTTTCCAACGAAACAACAAAGGTTCTTCACACATATTTGACCATCTTCGGCACAATGTTTCACTTGAACACCAATTACATAACATTTTTACTCTTACTTTTCTTTCAAAATCTATTTTATTTACAATACTATTCGAACATGATTCCACATTAAATCCCTCATATATTTGTCTAGGATATTCCACCATATAATGATTTACATTCGAATGATACATATTAAAATATTTTACGGAAGGTTCAGATAAAACAAAGAATTCAGCATCGTGTTTTGTTTTTACCTTACTTATCTCCAATTTATTCATATATCCACTTTTTACCCACCAAAAATTACCGGAAAAATGCGGGTTTCTATTACCATAACAATCATTCTCAAAATAATTACAACCAACCGTATCATATCCATTGGAATCTAATTTTTCCAAACATTCCGTATGTTTTTCTACTAAAAAGTACAACATTAAATCAACCCAATCTTGGATTTTTCGGTGTATTTCATTTCTAGAAATACCTTTTGTATGTAAATATAAAACATTACAATCATCATTCCTTTTACAAAAATGATGTAATAAATGAATGGTAGGTACTTCAAATAAATTGGTTCGTTTTGAAAATTGCAGAATTTTAATTTTCTCATCCATCAATTTTTGGATGTCATCTGGAATCAATTCTCCATGATTAATAATAAAAACTTTTTCCATAGAATTCAATATTCCTGATTTCATTATGGTTGAAACCAAATGATTGAATACATCCAACCCAGAATCCAAAAGATGACAACTATGAATAAAACCAAAATTTTTATTCTTTGTTTTTTCACTATCATACTGATTGATAAAAGAAAAACAAGATTCTAACATTTTATTTTGTTCCTCCATCATTTCTTTATAATATGTTTTTTTTACCCACAATCCATCATTTTCACCAAAATAAGGGGATTCTTTTAATTCTTCAATTTTATCTTTAAAAAACCCAAGGGTATTAAAACAAACACACTTTTCATTTTTCCAAGCAATATCCATACATTCTTCAACCGAGCCTCTGTGATATAAAATATCACACCCTCCTTGGTCCATACCCTTCACAAAAACAAAATTATCTTTTATATCCACAATGGAAGAAAAATCCATTTGTTCAAAATTATGTTGAATATTACTGTCGATTTGTCTTCCATCTTCATTCCATACAGAATAAACGATTTGAGGTTGTAATTCATAACAATTCAGTTCTTTGTAAATCTTAAATAACCAATCAATCCCGTGTTTGATTCCATTCTTTTCAATATATTCAATCATTTTTCTAGCACCAACCTTATTTAAAGAATAAGCATAAAATCCACCAATATATTGAGCATGATTCAAACCATTTATTTCAAAATCTTTTGATAAATTATCCATATTTGTTTCATGGTTACCATATAATTCTATATTTTGTTCTCTGAACTTGTCAAACATATGATATCCCAAAAATAAACAATCTCTTTCTTTCATTTCTTTTTTCAAAGAATCTATCTTTTCTTTTACTTTTACATTTTCACCCCCTTTTATAAAAGTAAAATCATCTTCCATAATCAAATAGAAATCATTGATCGGATCATTTAATAATTGTTTCCATAAAGAAACATGACTTAATGCCGCGCCAATAAATCCTTTACGACTTTTAAAATCATTACCTTCAAATAATTTCTTTAATGCTAAGGTAGGCTCTAATGTATACCCATCAACTGCTTTCATAAATTGGTAATCAGTATTTTCAGTAAAACCTTGTTCCTTCAAAATCTTCTCCGTATTTTCTTTACGGTCCGTTCTTTTCTCAAGATTCACAATTTGAATATAAGATTTTTTCTCTTCTTCTATACCTCCACCCATACTGTATTGACCTTCATTATTTAAATTATACGCATTCGGTTTATTTGGGTCAGCCCTCTCACTTGTTAAACGTCCAATATGACGACAAGTAATTTTATTAAAAAATCCGGTTTTATAACCGGCATTTGTCCAACGAAGAGCATAATCCATTTCAAAAAATTCATTCGCTGAATTAAAATTACCTAATTTTAAAATCGTACTTACATCAGTAACTCCAGGACGGAAACTAAAATGCGGCCAATAATGACTATTTTGATACTGAAAATCACCCTTTTTATAATCATGAACAGAAAATCCATTATTTTGGTTGATATGACTTTTACAGTGATAATTCTCAATCGTCTCTCCATAATTCAAATTAAAAATAATCTGTTTTACATTTTCCGACTTTAAGGATTCTAATCCTCGGATACCTTCTTCCAAATAATCCATTTTATTGTGAAACAAAAAGTCATCCTCAATATGAATCCAATACGTCGGTTGCAATTCGTGTAATTTATTCCAAATAATATTCATACTTTTTCGATGTCCCTTCTCTCCCGGACTTTTCATATAATATTCAATCCAACTATATTTCTTTCGCATAATTTCACGTTCTTCTTCGATTGAATTATCATCTACACAAAACCAATAATCCACTTTTTCAATATTTTGCCAATGATTTAAAATCGAAGCCATGGTTTGTTGAAATAAATCATGTCGTTTACAAGTTGTAAAAGTAACAACTACTTTTGGTTTTAGTTTCGAAACATCTATTTTATTTTTTTTGGATTTGTTATCAATATTATCATTTACAACACTCATATTATCATTATAAATATCCCGAAATTTTAAACAAAGAGTAACTACTTCTTTTTTAGATTTATCCATATCAATCAATAAATTCATATTCTTTTGAAATAATAAATTCCATATCTCCAAAGTATGAGATGGAATATTATCATTTCGATTGATTAATTCGGATAATACTTTATCTACACCATAAAAAAAGGAAAGAGTATCTCCACTATCTTTTTCAATATATCCTTTATAAAATTGTAAATTAACAAGAGTAATAATCAAAAAATGCATATTGGCAATTTGATTGGATAATAGTGCTTTACAACATACGTAACCAGAATCAAAATCTTTGGAATAAAAAGCGGCCACTGAATTTTCAAATTCCATTTCATCTTGATACAAAAAATTATACAAAAAAAGTTTTCCTTCTAAATCCTTTTTATAATTTTTATATTTATGATAAAGAGCATTTGTTAATACAAACATCGAGTCTTTGTTGAATTTCTTCATTGCAAAAACAACACCATCAATTCTTTCTTCATCATATTCTGCTGCTTTTAAAAAATATTTACTTGAGTTGTATTCATCTTTCTTTTTCTCGTACATTTCACCCAACATTAAACACGAATGATATTTCTCTTGAACCCATACATTTAATTCCAAACATTTTAAATACCATTCAATCGCATCATCCGTATGATTACAATCTTTATAACTCTGCGCACAATAAAAAGCATATCTACCAGACAATCCGTCCGGTTTTTTGATTTCTTCTTCAAATGCATTTTTCAAAATAATAGCATCTTTTAAATATTTATCTGGGTCTTTATTTCTAGCACCGCTTCTACCAGATTCAATAAAATAATTACCTGGAAATACTTCGGATGATTTTATTGGGTCAATATGAGATAAAAATTCATGTAATACCCCACGAAATTCCCATCTTAAACGATTATTAATTAAAAGTGGACGATGATAAGTAAATCCTCTGCCAAATACAAAATCATATCTGTCCGCGGTCAATCGATGAGGCATTACAAAATCGCCTCCAATCGAATCATCTGCGTCAAAAATAAAAAGATAATCTGTTTTTTTATAAGCACATTCTAATGCTTTTGAACGATTGTAACCGAAATCACGCCAAGAATGTTCTACCAATTCTCCAGGGATATTTCGGTTTTTAAAAAAATTTCGAATCATATCTTGTGTACCATCTGTCGAACCTGTATCAGAAATAACCCAATAACTAATCGGTATTTTAGATAAAAGATGGTCCAATGTGATTGGAAGTACATGTGCCTCATTTTTGACAATCATATTCAAACAAATGGATTGAGGATATGTATTTTTCTTTTTCGAATGGTCAATTTCTTCGACGATTAATTTCATTTTATTTGTATAAATAAATATCTTTAAATTCTAAATCGAACGTAATCCTTTAAAATTTTCTTTTTCATTCTCAAGAATTATTAATTTTTTTTGATTCTTTTTTTAAATACGATTAATATATAATATATAATATAATATGGCAAATACTCGATTTAATTATGATGAATGTAGAACAGTTAAAAAATTACAACAACAAACCGACCCAGGAAGATGGATATTAAATGTTCCTGGAAATGGTTCAAATCCTTGTTATATTGAAGACCCACAGATTATTATTCAAAAATGGGGTGCCAATTTAAGAACCAATACCATTGATTTAGAAAGTAGTCTTTTAGGAGTAAATCGTAATTTAACAAGGGATTGTTTTCAAGATAATTATAAAAATTACAATGTTCCTAATGAACCGATTTCTTATCCTAAATGTCGCGAATTATTTACCGAACAATCTCGTGCAATTGCCCCTGCTTGGATGGTAAGAGATTTAGAACAAGTAGATTGGTATTATCCGCCATTAAATCCGCAAGAAAATACCTGTTATCCATTTGAAAATAATTTAAATACCCGTATTTTAGAAAAAGATTACTTTACTGCTAAACGTCCTTGTGTTACTACTGTTTCTAATGACCAATTGCCTGTTAATTATATGACCGTAAATAGAAATCAAGTGTTATGTAATAATACCAACTCTTGTGGATTGTAGGGGGACGTACGTCCCCCCTTGCCTACAGTAGACCCCCACATTGCATTTTAGGGCGCGAAGTTTCTACAAGGTAGGGGGACGTACGTCCCCCCTACGACCCCCACATTGCATTTTAGGGCGCGAAGTTTCTACAAGGTAGGGGGACGTACGTCCCCCCTACGACCCCCACATTGCATTTTAGGGCGCGAAGTTTCTACAAGGTAGGGGGACGTACGTCCCCCCTACGACCCCCACATTGCATTTTAGGGCGCGAAGTTTCTACAAAGAAAAAAACAATGATATTATGCTTCGCAAAATATGATTGTAGAAATATTGTTTTACACCCCGCACCGAGTCATTTAGGGAAAAGCGATGAGGGGGATTTCCGTAGGTAAGGGGGGACACCCTCCCGTAGGTAAGGGAGTCCCCCCACTAAAATAATAATATAATATAATATTATCAATATGGAATTAGCCATACCGTTATTAGCATTAGGAGGAATGTATGTAATATCAAATCAAAATTCTTCTTCTTCAACAAATAATCCAAATAACATGACTAAAAAAAAAAATTTCAATGCCAAAGAATCCGTTCGAGAGAATTTCGAAACTGCTGGAAGAATGCGCAATTATTTACCGAATACAGATATTCCTCCTCAAAATTATCCTGTGACAAATCGTAAAGAATTAGTAAATACAGTTCAAGAATATGTAAATCCCAATACAGCAACTGACCGTTATTTTGATCAAAATGCATATCAAAATCGTTCTAATGCTGGTAAACCAGTAGGTAATACTCCTCAAGAGATTTATTCTTTAACCGGAAATTATCTTGATTCACAACAATTTAAGCATAATAACATGGTTCCTTTTTATGGAGGAAAAATCAAAGGGTATACTTATGATACCAATATCGCAGAATCTGTTTTAGATAATATGAATGGTTCCGGTTCTCAAGTCATTAAGAAGATTGAACAAGCACCTCTTTTTAAACCGGAAGAAAACGTTCAATGGGCATATGGTGCACCTAATCAAAGTGATTTCTTTCAATCTCGTGTAAACCCCGGTATGAAAAACAATAATGTCAAGCCTTTTGAAACGGTTAATGTTGGACCAGGTTTAGGAAAAGGATTTACCACAAGTGGTTCTGGAGGATATAATTCTGGTATGGAAGACCGTAATGCCTGGCTTCCTAAAACGGTTGATGAATTACGTGTTGATACGAATCCAAAATTAGAATATAGTTTAGTAGGTCATCAAGGTCCTGCCGAAGGGATTGTAAAAAATGTAGGAATCCAAGGTTTAGTAGAAAAACAAAGACCAGATACTTTCTTTATTAATACCCAAGACCGTTGGCTTACTACTACTGGAGCAGAAAAAGGTGAAACTTTACGTCCCATTCAAGAATTGGGTGTGATTCGTCGTGACGATTGTATGAGTAATTATGTTGGTCCTGCTGCCAATCAAGACCGTCAGGTAGGTCGCGCTCCAACTGAATTTGAACACAGTAAACGCCATCAATTTGGAGCAAAAGATGTACCGATTTCTTGCGCTGTTGGTCGTGGTCCTATTACCGATGGAGATGTAAGAATCCAGAGTTTTACGAATTATACAAATAATCGTATCTCTGTAAAACAACCTGATACAATGCGAAGTGGTTTTAGTGGTGCAATAGGTGCAGCGATTGCGCCGATCTTAGATGTTTTCCGTCCTACACGTAAAGAAGAAATATCACATAATGTACGTATTTATGGAGATGCAACTTCGAATGTGAAAGGAAATTATGTCATTAATATGAATGATACAACTCCGACTACCGTAAAAGAAACCACTCTTTATTCACCTGAATTTTTCATTAATAATCAAAAAGAAGGAATTTATGTTAATAATTATACTCCTATGGATTTAACCCAGAGAGATACAACCAGTTGTCCTGTTACGGGTAACGTGGGAGGGGCTTCCAATCAATATGGTGATATGTTATATGATGCGGATTATCGTCAAACGAATAATGATATTAAATCTTCTACGATTTATAATCAACCTAATCCTGGAGGAACACAGATTTTTAATCAACAAATGAATGTGAATATTGCGCGTAATGATGTATCCATGGACGATGGACGTTGGTTTACGCCTAATTCCATTACTCCAATGCCTCCTTCCAAGGAAAATTATGGAAAAATTACTATGCCTCAATACTACAATGAATGTATTGGATGTGAAAGAATTGACCCAAATCTTTTGGACGCATTCCGTTCGAATCCATATACCCATAGTTTGACTACTTCAGTGTAGTAGGGGGACGGAAGTCCCCCCTACGACCCCCTGATGACATTTTGTAAATGCTTTTCGGCGCGCGAGTATTTACAAAATAGTGACAATGATATTATGCTACGCACAATATGATTGTAGAAATTGTTGTACATCCCGCACCGAGTTATCAAGGGAAAATCGAGGTGGGGGTCGTAGGGGGGACTTCCGTCCCCCTACTCTGCGGAACAATAATGATTTAAAAATACCTTTCTTCTTATAATAAAGTCATCTTTTTATTTTATTATAATGAATAGCATAAATACAAACAATACAACAAATACAAATCATACCCTCATCGAACCAAAACCAATTCTCTCCATTCATGAAAATATCAAGGAAAAACTCGATTATTTTATTTCGATTCAAAAAATACCCAACATCATTTTTCACGGATCTCCCGGAAGTGGAAAAAAAACATTGTTAACTGGTTTCATTGAACAAATTTATCAAGGAAATAGAATCAAAATGAAACAATATACCATGTATGTGAATTGTGCTTATGGAAAAGGGATTAAATTTATTCGCGAAGAATTGAAATTTTTTGCCAAAACCAATATTCAAGAAAATATATTCAAATGTATTGTATTACTCAATGCGGATAAATTAACGGTTGATGCTCAGTCCGCACTACGTAGATGTATTGAATTATTTAATCATAATACTCGATTTTTCATTATTATTGAAGATAAATATAAATTATTGAAACCGATTTTATCCCGTTTTTGCGAGATTTATGTTCCACAACCGGTAATTCATAACGAAGAAATAAATTTACATCAATATCATTTGAAAAATAATGAAATAGAAAAAACAGATAAAAAAGAAACGAATTTACATTCTGTTGAATCCCTGAGAAAACAACTCAAACAAATTTCTACCAAAAAAAAGAAGGACGAATTGAAAACCAAAGATTTGATTCTTTTTTCAGGACAATTTTACGAGAAGGGATATAGTGGTTTAGATATAATGACCTTATTAGAAAATCATAAATTTATGGAAAAAGAAATTACCATTGAAAAAAGATATGAATTATTAATTTGTTTTCATAAAATGATGAAAGAAATACGAAATGAAAAAATGATTCTTTTTTTTATGTTAAACTTTCTTTTTTTAAGTTTAGATTGTTCTTTGGAAAATATTTTCTTTATGTAACAAAAATAAAAGTAGAAAAGAATGGACGATTTTAATATGAATTCTTTGAATGAATCGAAAAATGAATGGTCTGCAAGATTAATTAATATTCTTACCCCTTTAATTATTGATGGCTATAAGTCAATTTTAGAAGAAGCGGTCAAATTATGTAAAGAAAATGGGGAGTATGATAAATATTTAATGACTTTTCAGAATTTTATTAGTCGTGTTCCAAAATGGAATCCAGATATTATAGAAAGAGAGAGAAGTCGTATTTGTGAAAAAAGTGGATGTAATTATTTAGAAGATTTAGTGGTTTGTATTCATATTATTCAATTGAAAATTTTAACTGCGGTTCGTGTAGGACAAAAACAGAAAAAGATAGAAATTAATATCCCGAAATTAGATGATTTTATTCATAAAGTATATATTAATGTAGCACGTAAATTATATAAAAATGTATATCTTTTTGAATTGGGAATTCAACCATTACAAATTCAGAAAAATCATCGAGAATTGGAAATGATGGTTCAAGAGTGTATTTTAAATACAGTGAGAGAAAGTATTCCCGTTGAAGCAATTTTAAAAGCGTATATGGATGAAACGGTAGAAGAAGATGTAGTAGAAGAAGTAAAAGAACAAGTGATTGAAGAACCTGGTCAAACAGGTGGTACCAATACAAATCTAGATACAAATACAATTGTTTCTCAACCGATTGCCTCTTCATTATCATTTGATAATATCGATTATGCGAGGGACGAATCTGGAACAGTTCATCAAGTGGAAGCGCCGAAAACCATTGACCGTTTAGAAGAAATTAGTGAACAACGATACCAACAACGAAAATTGGAAACGGATAATGAGGAGGATGAAAATCAAAATGAAAGGTTGAATATAAGTGATCAGACGGTTGATTTAACCCATTTAGACATTCATAACATTGAGCCACCAGAGTTGAGTTTATTGCCTGATTTATTAATTGATGACATTGAGATTCTCGTGTAGAGTAGGGGGACGGAAGTCCCCCCTACGACCCCCTCCTCGCTTTTTTATGGTATTTTTGGCGCGACTATCTACAAAGAAAATAACAATAATATTTTGCAAAGCATAATATGATTGTATAAATTATTGTCTATATCCCGCACCAAGTCATCAATCGAAAAGCAAGGAGGGGGTCGTAGGGGGGACGTATGTCCCCCTACGCGTAAGATAAAAAAGAACATTGTCCTTTCTTATTTTATATTTCCGTTTTCTGTTTATTTGTTGGGAATGGATAACATTTTTTTTATTGCTTGTATTATTTCTCTCGTCTTTCTCGTTTTTAAATTCATAGAAATGCGATTTGTGGATAAAGAAAGTAAACCATTGAAATATTTGATTCGCGATACTTTGTTAGTTTATGCCAGTGTTATTTTAGGTTCTTTTGTGTTAGACCAATTAAGACCCGTATTAAATGAGGTCGAAGGAATTACAGGGGGTGGTCCACCTGCAGTATTTGTAGACAATCCTTCCTTTTAAAGGGAACCTACGGTTCCCCTTTAACCCCTCCCTCCCTACGGGAGCCCTTCGGGGAATGAAATCTATTTCATTTTTGGCGCGCGAGTTTCTACAAAAAAAAGAAAATAATATTATGCTTTGCGAAATATTATTTTAGAAATTATTGTCTATATCCCGCGCCGAGTTATGCAATTATAACCATCTCCGAAGGGCTCCCGTAGGGAGGGAGGGGTTAAAGGGGAACCGTAGGTTCCCTTTCTACCGACCAGTCCATACTTTGACAACAGGTCTTATTACCTTTTTATTGTTCAAGAGTTTTTCGTATTCATCAAAGGTATACCCCCAATTCATGTATTGAGTAATATTTCCAAAAATCGATTTTAAATGGATTAATTGTTTAAAATGATGACAAAAAAGTGTACCCATAATTCTCTCTAAACAACATCGGTCTGCTCGGCAATGAACATGATTCAACATATTAAAAAGATTATAATAATTTTGTAAATAAGCCAAAAAACGATAATTAATAAAACTTTGAACCCCAAAACACCCAATCCATTTTTTTTTATTCATTCCTAAAATCATATCTTCACCCATATTTATTTTTTTCTCAATTTCATAACTATTTTTCATTGTATGAACAATTCGAAGTGTATTATGAATATTTTCTTTATCTGCTTGAAAATGCCATAAAGGTATCACCAGTGTACCTAGTAAATTTTCAAAATTGACTCTTTTATGAAAAAATACACTATCATGAATAATGACCGCATTGTCAAAAAAACGGTATTTATAAAAATAATAATAAGGCAACAACTCGCCTCTTCCAGGAAATTCACTTTGAATAATTTCTACATTTTTATAAGGATAGTCTTCTTTTACTAATTCTTGATGACTATTGTCATCAATGACAACTATTTTTTTGTAAGGATAAAACCTTCGAATACATCGAATCGCTTCATTCCAATATTTATTTGTTTTCTCTGAATTTACATGTCTTGTAATAATAAATCCATAATTTTGATTTATATGACTCACCATTCAGAATTACTACTATAATTATATATATTTTTTTACAATAAAAAATGTATTGAGTCTAGAAGCCCCCCATCCTACCTAAATATGAAATATAAACGCCTTCGAAGAAATTTGTTTTTTCTCAACCCTAAATTTTTTGAATTCTTCTCTCAATAATTGAGCCTGTGGTGTATGATGATGAACATATCGAGCAATCATTTTATATAATTTAAAATCTGGATATCTTTCATCCCCATTATTCTTATATAATACATTCACCCCTTTATCGTCTAAACACCATTCTACAATTAATCTTGTCACTGGACTACAATTTTCTAAATCCCGTATTTGTTTAAAATCATCAATCACATAATCAAAAATAGAACACGCTAAACGGCATAAATCGAAACTGTAATTTGGTTCAATACGTTGTTTCTTGACATTAAAGTAAGGTTCGGTATTATATTGAGTTGCAGCATCTCCTCCTTCTTCAAAACTATCACTACAAAATAATTTACCGTCATATTGATAAATACTTCTTCCAAAATCAATGATTTTAAAAATTCTTCCAAAAGTTGGTACTTTATAATAAATACCTTCATAGCAGTAATAAAGAAACTTCTGTTCCGTTTCAATATACATAATGTTGTTCGTATGTAAGTCATTATGTGTAAAAGAAAAGAACTTTTGAAAAGTAATCAATATTAGTATTACTTGCATGAATGCAGAAAACCATTGTTCTTCCGTCAAATCATCTTGAACAATTAAATCGTCCAAGGTATTCAAACAATTTTCCATACAAATTACTTGAACCGGAAAATGTGGCAAAGTAACTTTTACTTTTTCGTCTTCGTCTTCGTCTTCGTCTTCTTCATCAATGGTTTCATAATCATCGTCGTCTTCTTCTTTCTCTTCGAAGTTCTGAACCGTATTTTCACTATCACAATTATCTGAAACAGAATCAGAATCCAATTCATTTTCGCTTGGATTTATTATTAAATTACCTATCTCTGAAATATCTGTATGAGAAGTTCTAGAAGAACAAGAAGAATGTGATTTTAACGTAGTTGTTTTATCATTTTCAACAAAAGAAAACCCTTCTTCAAATTCAATGATATTTTCATCGATTCTTTCTCCAAAATTTTCAGTTTCTAAGGATTCCAATAATTCATCTACCAATAAATCAACGTTGGAATCCGAATCAGGATGATTATAGTGAATGTTTAATTTTGATTTTTTGGTTTGACTACTTGTACTTTCATTATCTTTATTACTTTCATCTTCTAATAAATGTTCAAAGTCTTCGATTTGAAATAATACATTCTTATTTTTCATAAAAAAATCAGACTGCACTAAATATTCTAAATCATCCAATACGTCAAGTTGATAATCATTTTTAATAGATAAAAAGGAACCATAATAATCAACTCCATGAATAAAATTGCGTTGATAGATTAATAAACTGTTTAAATACAAGAAAAAACTATCAATATAAGCAGAATTATTTACACACATGTACTTTTTCATGGTATTTTCTTCACTAGATTGCAAATTTGGTAGAGTGAACAATTTATCGTCTTTTAAATTATATTTACCTATCAAATATTTAAAAGGGTCTAATAAAGGTGCAAATTTAAAAAATACTTCTCTTACTTCTCTTTTACCATTTTTCTTTTCCTTTTTTTCCTCCTTTTCTTCCTGTTCTCCCTCTTCCAACCTTTCTAAAAAACATTCATAAATGTTTTCTTCTTTTTTTTCTTTTAAATCAGAAAGATACCAAGGATGATTCAAATTAATACTATTATAATTTTTGTCATTCAAATTGAAAAAACGATTGTAAATAGGAATATAATTCTGGGTTTTAGAGAGAAAAAGATTCTCTGGATTTTCTAAACTCTTGAAAAGTTTTTGATTCTTTCTTTTTTGATAATTAATCTTCATCATTAATATTTACAAAATATATAAATTAAAGTGGATTCTAACGTAAGGGAACCTACGGTTCCCTTATGAACCCTCCCTTTGCCCTTCGGGGGAAGGAAACTCAGGGTTTTTGGCGCGCGAGTTTCTACAAAGAAAAAGACAATGATATTCTGCTTCGCAAAATATGATTGTAGAAATGGTTGTACAGCCCGCGCCAAGTTAACAATCCAATACAACAAGGAGGGGGTCGTAGGGGGGACTTCCGTCCCCCTACTATTCGTAAGAAATCATCGATTCTTTTTCTAAGGAAAATATAATAAACTTTATTTTATTTCCTTTCTTTCTGTAAATAAATGACTTTAGAACTGAAAAAATTCGATATGAAAAATATTAGTTTCAAGGCAAATGAAGCCAAAGGTCCAGTTGTTGTCTTAATTGGTCGTCGTGACACTGGTAAAAGTTTTTTAGTAAGAGATTTACTTTATTATCATCAGGATATACCCATCGGTACCGTTATTTCAGGTACAGAAGAAGGAAACGGTTTTTATAATAAATTGGTACCCAAACTCTTTATTCATAATGAGTACAATACCGCTATCATTGAGAATATCTTAAAGCGTCAACGTAGTGTATTGAAACAAATCAAAAAGGAAATGGAAACTTATAAACGGTCCACGATTGATCCGCGAACGTTCGTGATTTTAGATGATTGTCTTTATGACGCGACATGGACGCGTGACAAGATGATGCGTCTCTTGTTCATGAATGGGAGACATTGGAAGGTAATGTTAGTCATTACCATGCAATATCCATTGGGAGTACCTCCGACATTAAGAACCAACATTGATTACGTGTTCATTTTGAGAGAACCTTATATTGCGAATCGAAAGCGTATTTATGATAATTACGCAGGGATGTTCCCCACTTTTGAATCATTTTGTCAAGTCATGGATCAATGTACAGAAAACTACGAGTGTTTGGTCATCAATAATAATGCAAAATCGAATAAATTACAAGACCAGGTTTTCTGGTATAAGGCCGAAGCACACAATGATTTCCGTCTTGGCTCCAAAGAATTCTGGGAACTGTCAAAAGGTATGAATAGTGACGACGAAGACGAAAAATATGACCCGGGAAATGTGAAAAAACGCGGTCAAGGACAAAAAATCAGTGTTAAAAAGACGACTAAATGGTGAGTAGTTAAACATCATAATACGTATCATTTTGGTTTGATAAAATATCTGTTTTTCAAAAGGGTATCCATTCTATGGATACCCTTTCGACTTTATGGACAAAGGGTATCCATTTTCTTTATACCCTTTGTAAATTATTTATTGAATAAAAAACAATTTAAATACAAGGGTATATTTATTCTATAATATACCCTATGGAAGTTGTAAAACAATTTACTTCGAATGACCTTTATACTGAGATAAATATTAAAGGTAGTCACGAAAAACCTTTATTTCGTGCAGGTGATATTGCTTTAGTATTAGATATAAAAAATATAAATACCACAATACAGAATTTTAATGAAACAGAAAAAACATTAATTCAATTATCAACCAATGGTGGATTACAACCAATAACATTTCTTACAGTAAAAGGATTATATAAATTACTTTTTCGTTCAAAAAAACCCATTGCAGAAAAATTCCAAAATTGGGTTTGTGAAGTTATTGAAGAAATAAGACTCAATGGAAAATATGAACTGGAGAAACAACTTCAAGAAAAAAATAAAGAATTGGAAGAAAAAGAAAATGAAAAAAAGGATTTGGAAGTAAAACTTATGGAAGAAAAACAAAAAAAGAAATCATTGAGTGTTCCTAGTATTTATATTTACAATACGGATGTTCAGTGTCATCCTCCAGAATTAAAAATAGGTATTTCCAATGATTATATTAAACGAATCCAACCTTATAAACAAATATGTAAAAATGGAAAATTAGAATTAGTCATTGAATTATTTGATGTCAATATGAAAAGTCTAGAATATCATATTCATAGTTTACTTTCCATCAATCGTGTAAAAGACGAAGTATTCAAAATGGATGTCGAAGAAGCCAAACTGATTATTTTGGATGTAGTTGATTTACTGAAAACTTGTCAAATCCTTGACCCAGTAGAGAGACAATTAAAAGTCAAAAAACGATTTGAATCTACAACGGAACAAAGAGAAGCGAGAGAGAAAAAAATATCTCAAAATACGATTGCTACGCAAACCGATTACGACCCCGAAGTATTTTTATCGACGCCTCTTATACAAAAAGATACGGAATTGAAAAATAAGTTTAAAGAATTCATACAAAATCATTGTATTGTTCGTGAAGATGTAGAAGTATCCACTAAAAAAATAATAGGTCAATATCGTTTATGGAGTAAGAACGATAAAAAAGAAATCACTACTGCGTTCAAAGATTATTTAGATCGAAAATTCAAATATACGAGATTAAATACGCAAAATCAAAATCAGGTTGTCAATGGTTATCTGGGAATTGGTTTGAAAGAAATCGTGTACCAGAAAAATGTTTTATCAAGTGATGTTCAAACTTTTTTATTTGAAAGATGTATTTTTTCGCCAGATAAAACGGTTTTGTATAAAGATTTGGTGGAAGAATACATTTTATGGAAAAAAAATGTATCCAAAGAAGAAACCAAAAATGAAACGAATGAAATTCGCGATTACTTGAAAAATTGTGATTACGTTTTTTATAGCACGGTCTGGTCACTTAAGGGAGGAGGACAAGGATATTATGGTTTAGGTTTAAAAACTGAAGAAACAAATTATAAAAAGACTTCTTCTACTGGAAAACAAGTGGAAAAAAGAAAAATAAATACGAATGAATTGTTGGGAACGTGGGAAACGATTGCCAAAGCGGCAACCGTTGAATGTATTTCATCGGCTAAATTGAGTTTAAGTATTCGAAACAAAAGAGTTTTTAATAATGATTATTATTTCCACTTTTTAGAAAGTGGACCAATTTAAGATAGAAAATTATTTTATTTTTATTAAACATTTACCTTCGCTTATAATATTATATTTTTTAGACAATTCTTTGTTTTTATCAATAAAACAATCAAAACACAAATTTCGTTCTTTATGACCATACGATATTTTATTATAATCATATCCTTTATTACAACCACCTATACAAACATCGGGCTCAATATCATCACCTTCTGATATATTTTCTAACCAAAACGATTTTTTTAATAATTCTTTTAACGTTTTTTTTCTATCTTCAAACTTTTTAGTTTCTTCCAACCGAAATTGTTTATCTTTTGAATATTCCATAAAAAAACTACAAGGGTCTTCATCGATGTCAAATTGTTCCTTGAAACCATCCCACATATTTTTTTTAGCACATCTAAAAAATAAATAATTTTTATCTTCATTCTTTTTAATATCACACGGAAGACCACATTTACAAATAGGCAACTCTTTTACATACTCATTTATAGGAAACTTATATTCAATAAATCGTGTATATTTACCACCTCTTATTTTTTGCCAATAATCCTTTTGGTTAATCATCAAACATTCGGTTATGTTATTTTCTGCCTCTAAATTATCATAATCATATTCTACATCATCATTAAACTTTTTCAATAACCACTTATCATAACCGTTTTCATTATGTATTGTATAATGATTATTAATGGTATCGATAACATTACTATTATATTCAAAAAATTTTCCCAAAGTATTTACTTTATAAATTGCTACAATTCCTTCTGGTCTATAAATTGATGTATTTAGACCACCACATCCGTCATTATGTTCCCAAAACCTTCTATATAATCTGGTTGTCTCTCCAACATAATAATAATCATCTTCACACTTTAATATATAAACCCACTTCATAATACTAATATAAATCATAATATTTATATTAGTTAAAAATTATTCTTTACATCTACATTTCCATCGATTACAATTTATACAAAACAAATTGTTAGATAATGTGTTTAATTTATATTTTGGTGTTTCACATATACATAAATTTATTATCATAATCCCACATTTACATTCTTCTCCCATTTTTTCTTGTTTCTCTCTTCGAATTCTTTCTTGTTCCTCTTTTTGTTTTAATGATTCTCTCCGTTTTCTCTCTTGTTCTTTTATTAAACATTCATTTTCTAATTTTTGTCGTCTTTCATATTCTAATCTCCATTTTCTTTTTTGTTCTTTTATTAAATATTCGTTTTCTAATTTTTCTTCATAATTGATACACTGATCACATTTATAATTTCGTATGCATTCAATAGTTATATTACCTTCTTCATCGATAATTTCACCAGAATTAATTTTATGAATTAAATCTTCCGCATTTATTTCGAACCAAGGTTCAGGTCTATTTTCTTCTTTTGTTTTATTTTTGTAACATATTTCAAAAATATATTTTATTTTATCGTTTTCGACCAATGCTACATCCGCACTTCGATTTGAATGGTTATAATAAAATTTATATTCAATCACCGCTCTTGTATTTTCATTATAATCCTCATCATTCCAAATATCATAATGTTCGCACTCCGTATAAAAACAATTCCTTTGTTCGCAATAATTACAATCTCTATGAATAGAAATATTTTTTTTATTATCTAATAATGATTTCATTAACATTTTTGCGTCTTTATGTATTTGGGTTTCACTTGGTTTATCATAATAATAACACGGATTGTCTGATTTATAATGTGCAAAATGAGGTTGTTTTATTAGACCTTTTTTAAAAATTACATCTTTTTCACAACCAGGACATTTATATTTATTTTTTTTATTTGCTATTCTAGGATATTCATAAGTATCTGTATTTTTATTTATTGCACCCATTGAAAAATGATAAGACATATTTTATTATGTCTTATCATATAATATTTAAATTAATTTAAACTTTTTTCTAAAATCCACTTTTTAGAAAAGTGGAGCAAAAAAACTGTAATAAAAATGCAAAAGTATTCAACGGTGAGGAGGGGTTAAAGGGGAACCTAGGTTCCCTTTACATAGGTTCCCTTTACATAGGTTCCCTTGTAACGAATGGCCCACTCACCAATTCACTCTGTCCGTAATCCGTTTTTCCGGTAATAATATTGTCCCCTTCAAATAATTCCGCGCGAATATCTGCCGCAGAAATCTCCTCATTTGCATTTTTGTCTGTATTAAATGTATTTTCATCAGTCAAATTATTAATTCCTACCAAATTTCCTTGTTCATCAATGGTTTGGGTCAAAACATTTCCAGTCTTCTCCGCCTTTTGAATATTTTCTTCAATCGCCTTTTGACGCGTTTCTTTCAAACGTTTTTCGAATTCCATCTTGGCATTCGTTTCATTCTTTGTCTTCTCATGCATCAATTGATTTAATTCCTCCTCCATATATTCCACACTACCTGTTTTATATGGCTCTGGATCCCAAGGAAGCCATAACCCGACTTCTCCTACAAAAATATTATGATTCGGGTCTAATTCCCTTAACATTTTACAACGAAGTTCTGCTTCTTCCTTGGTAGGATAACTACCACGTACCTTAATTCCACGGGTAGTGGTTTGAAAATTATGTTCCAAACTGAAATTCTTTTCTAATTCTTCTTCACTAGAATCCAAGAAATTCTTATAATCATCTTCCAAACAAGATTTCATAATATTTTCTCTTTCCTCTTCAATAAATCCTTTAAAGTCATCAATGACATCATCAAATTTCAATTTGTATTTGTAAGAAATAAAATTCAGAAATTGATGGAATTTCTCCATGGATTTATTCATATCCCATTTCTTTAGGAATTGTTCAAAATAATACAACTCTTTTTGTTTCAAAATATTTTCTGGAGAAACAAAAGAAATACATACAAATTTTTGTCCAGCAATCGGTTTATCTTCTTCTAATAGGTCGACATATTTAGGATTGGCATTTCCCTTTTTATCGGTTTTTTTCTCGTACTTTGTAGATTTTGTGGTACTCATATTTATTTAGTTTATTGTGTTTCTTTTAAGTAATTATTTTTAATAATTATTATATCCACTTTTTAGAAAATCCACTTTTTAGAAAAAAGTGGAGCAAAAATCTTTTGCAAAAATCTTTTAAAAATCCACTTTATCCACTTTTTAGAAAAAAGTGGAGCAAAAATCTTTTGTAAAAATCTTTTGAAAATCCACTTTATCCACTTTTTTATAACGAAGTAAGAAAAAAGTGGAGCAAAAATCTTTTGCAAAAATCTTTTGAAAATCCACTTTATCCACTTTTTTATAACGAAGTAAGAAAAAAGTGGAGCAAAAATTTTTTGTGGAAATTCACTTTTTATTTATCTATTCATATTTAACACCTTTTTTCTATTTTTTTCTTTGGTTTTATTATAAATGAACGGTTTAGTTAACGTGAGTGAATTAGTGAAAAGAGTTATCAAGTATTTAGTAGAAGGTTTAATGGTAGCCATCGCTGCTTTTGCTATTCCAAAAAGGTCTTTGAACATTGAAGAAATTGTTTTGATTGCTCTTACCGCCGCGGCAACTTTCAGTATCCTTGATACCTATATCCCATCCATGGGAATGAATGCACGCTCAGGAGCAGGATTTGGTATTGGAGCGAACTTAGTGAAATTTCCTGGGGGATTTTAATGAGACAATCTATCGTAACAAATAATTATAAAAAATTTTAAAAATAAAATTATGGTAACATAAAACACAATTTTATTTGATTCAGCAAAATGATATAAAAATCCACTTTTAAGAAAAGTGGAGCAAAAAATTTAATCTTATTTATACCCTTGACGATTTATAATGGGACAAATAAATTGTCCCATTATAAATTTAAGGGTAACTGTTACCGATAAATGAGATTTCTTGCTCCACATAACTGGATTCTCACGTATTCTTCAGTACAAGCCATGAGTTCCGCAACTTTTTGATTTGAACGAATCTTATTAAAATAAAAATCGTATTTTAAATGAAGAATGCGTTTTTGAAAAGGTGTTAACGAATGATTGATTTTATACCATACTTCTTCATAATTTTCATTATCAACAATCGAATCAAAAACAGCGTTTTCATTATGATTTAAATTCTTATCAATCAACCAATCATCGTTTCCTAAAAATTTCGTATTCAATAATTTATGATACAACTTTTTTTTCATAAATAGTGCCTTTTTTTCAGTCATGATTGAATTTTCAAAACTTTCTAACTGCAGTTCTTTATTATCACCATTCGACAATGAAGAAGCCAAAGGCAAAGGCGTAATTATTGAAACTTTTTTTTTTTCAATCCGTTCTCTCTTTGAAACGGGACAAATCGGATACAACTCGGTTAACCCCTTGAATAATTCCCAATTTATATAGTTATCTAAATAAGAACTAAAAGGATACTCTGGATTGTATTTTTGAATTGCTTTATGTAATCCCATTTTGGAATACAAAGATAATTCGGCGAGAGAAATATCTCGACATTTATGGGAGTGAAATTTCTTGAATTGATACGCCTTCCAATAAGCCATTTTTTCATATTTTGCATACAAAATATGTTGAACCTTTTTTTTCATTAATGGGGGAGTATCTTTATGTTTTAATATATTTTTGATGTGGTCCCATTGTTCAATGGTAAGTTTGTCCGGTCCTTGCGATTGATAATTTTGTGAAGGTTTATACTGATACTGATAACTGGATACCATACCAAAGAAAAAAAAAGACAAAAAGAATACCCACATATATTTATTATACGCGAATTTTTTATACCTTTTTAGAATTGTTTATTTTCTTTGGTATAGTTAACTCATAAAGTTCTGATAGAGTTAAACAAGGAGGGGGTATCCCGTAGGGAAGGGGGATGTCCCCCTACCCACCTAAATGGTAGGAATAAACTCCCAATCCAATTCTTTACATATTTTCTTCCAAATCACATCTTGTTCCACAATTTTATCACGGTCTTTCAACATTGGAAAATGCGGTAAATAATATTTCTCATCTAGTAATTCACATAATTTATAGGCCGTATAATAATAATTCAAAAAATTAACACGGTCATCCGGACAAAATTTTGAATAGGGTGCTTGTAATTCGATAAAAATATTACACAACGTTTCTTCTAATTCTTGGGACATCACTGGTGGTTTAATACCCAATTTATCTTTGATAAAAGGAATATGTTCATAGTATTTATTATACCCCAATTTTTTCAAAATTTCCTTGGTTTTCAGATTCGTAATTTGTTCCAATTGAATTCTCTCCTTTTTAATTTGCAATTTGATATTTTCAATCACTTCTGGTGGGATTTGTGTCGTTTCTTTTCCTTGAAACTGTGCCAAGATTTCTTTGAAATGATTAATACGCTTATAAGCATAAAAACATATTTCCTTGGGTGGTTCTTTGTAAGAAGGTTTTTCATTTTCAATTAAATAAGGGATGGTACGTGAACACATATTACATATTAATAACCCATCATCTTCCAAAGGAATTAATTCACCTTTGAAACAATATTGACAAATATCCGTTGGATAAACAAACGAATTCATATCAATAAACGTTTCATCTACATTATTGAAATATTTTTGAACACTATTATTTAGACCATTATTTCCAAGATTATAAAAAGGATTCAATTGTTTTTCTTGTTCCTCCTTGGTTTCATCGTCCTCTCTTTTAATTTTAAATAATTTTTCAATTGCCTTATTTTTTGTAGTAACTGTATGATTTATGGAATCTTTTCCGGTAGAGATATCCTTTTTATTTTCAAAATAGTCAAAAATGTATTTAGAATTATCTAAAAAATACTCTTTTTTTTTAATCTTTATATTTTTAATTTCGATTTTTATATTTTTTATTTGGTCGATCATATCCAATTGTTCTTCTAAGGAATAACTTGGTTTTTTTAATTTCTTCTTCAATAATTCTTTTTTTTCAATAAGTTTAGGTATTTCTTCATTTTCATCTTTGTCAAATTCATTTAAAAATTCTCGATGTTTTCCATCGATGGTAATTGCATTTTTTTTGGTTATTTTAATTTGTTTTGTATTTTTTGGTTTAAAATTTGGCATTTTTATATGTTAGGTAGTTTTACTTTAATACATTCATATCTCTTTTATTATTTAATTCATTATTTGTCAAATGTATTTTATTTTTTTTCTAATTAGTATAAATTAGTATAATTATTCTTTCTTTTATATTTCAATTTATTAAGAATAAATCGTCTATTATAAAATGGAAAATCATATGATTACAGATAAAATAAATAATGAAAAAATAGAAGTTGACCATATTAAATTTCAAAAAATGCTTCTCATTTTCAATGCATTGAATGAAGGATGGACCATTAAAAAAAGAAATGATTCTTATATTTTTGTCAAAACACATGAAGGAAAAAAAGAAGTTTTTTTAGATAGTTATTTAACCAAATTTATGAAAACCAACTTGGATTTGTCTAAATTACTTTAAATTATATTACAATTTATAATTAGTGTTACCATAATCCATGACAAATAAATAAAATATGTATTATTTTATTTATTATTGATAAGAAAAATGAGTATGAACATTAGAATGTATTTTTATTTAAATGTGACAAATTCTAAAATTTTTTTCTTTAGTGATATTATAAAAAAATGGGAGGTGGACTTATGCAATTAGTGGCCTATGGAGCCCAAGATGTCTACTTAACAGGAAATCCGCAAATTACCTTCTGGAAGGTGACCTATCGTAGATATACAAATTTTGCAATTGAATCCATTGAACAAACATTCAATGGACAGGCTGATTTTGGACGTCGTGTCCAATGTGTTATCAGTCGTAACGGTGATTTAGCATACCGTACCTATCTTCAAGTAACACTTCCTGAAATCAACCAACTTATGGGTGTTGGAAGTTATGTTGCTGGACAAGGAACAGGAGTCTATGCCCGTTGGTTAGATTTCCCTGGGGAACAATTAATTGCCCAGGTTGAAGTTGAAATTGGAGGTCAACGCATTGACCGTCAATATGGTGACTGGATGCACATCTGGAACCAACTTACAATGACCTCTGAACAACAACGTGGTTATTTCAAAATGGTTGGTAACACCACCCAACTTACCTTCATCACTGATCCATCTTTCGCTGAAGTCGATGGACCTTGTGATTCTTTAGCACCACGTCAAGTTTGTGCTCCAAGAAACGCTCTTCCAGAAACCACCCTTTACATTCCTCTTCAATTCTGGTTTTGTGGTAACCCAGGACTTGCATTGCCTTTAATAGCTTTACAATATCATGAAGTTAAAATCAATCTTGATATCCGCCCTATTGATGAATGTTTATGGGCTGTTACTACCTTAAACTGCAACACCAACCCTTACTCAGGTGTTGCTGGTCAAAGTGCTCCTGGACGTCCAGTTCCTGCTACCATCGCATACAACCAATCCATCGTTGCTGCCTCTTTATACGTTGATTACGTCTTCTTAGATACTGATGAACGTCGTAGAATGGCACAAAACCCTCACGAATACCTAATCACCCAACTTCAATTCACTGGTGATGAATCCGTTGGTTCATCCTCCAACAAAATCAAATTGAACTTCAATCACCCATGTAAGGAATTAATCTGGGTCATCCAACCAGATCAAAACGTCGATTACTGTTCATCCCTTGTCTGCGACTCCCTTCTTTTCAAAGTTCTTGGTGCCCAGCCATTCAACTACACTGATGCCATTGATGCTCTTCCAAATGCCATCCATGCTTTTGGTGGACCTCACGAAGTTGCTGATGATGCCATCGCACGTGCCAATGGTGGATACATCAATGCTGAAGGTCTTTTCCAAGACGCTGGTGCTTTAGATGCTTATATCCCATCTGATTACACTGGATACTGGAACGGTCCTTCTGACCCTTACAATGAGCCTGGATTTGGTGGACCTGCTGTTCCTCAAGTTCCTGGAGGTGATTATAAACCAAACGGTGCTTATCTTGTTGACCCTGGATCCCACAATGCCAACTCAACAGTATCTGATGCTGGAACATTCGTTCTTACTGAAACATCTCTTGATATGCATTGTTGGGGACAGAACCCAGTTGTTACTGCCAAGTTACAACTTAACGGACAAGATCGTTTCTCAGAACGTGAAGGATCCTACTTCTCATGGGTTCAACCATACCAATCCCATACACGTAACCCTGATGAAGGTATCAATGTGTACTCATTTGCCCTTCGCCCTGAAGAGCATCAACCATCAGGCACGTGCAACTTTTCAAGAATTGATAATGCAACTTTACAGCTTGTTCTGTCTAACGCCACCGTTGAAGGAACCAAAACTGCCAAAGTACGTGTATACGCTACCAATTATAACGTAAAAAATCTTAGTGCGTTGAAAAGCTACCCAAAAAAACTATGTGAGCAATGGTTTTTTGAAAAAATGGTTAAGCACTCACAAAATATGCTAGTAGCTAGTGAAATTTTTTGTTTTTGACTAAACATAATTTTGCAAAACACCTTGTTGTTCGGGAAACCCCTTAGAGCCTTTTACACCAAGCACATACCCGAAAGGATTGTGTGGCGGAGATTTAACTCCGGTACGGTAATAGTTAAAAGGATTGGGCAATCCGCATGCTTACTACCTAAATCCATTATGATAGGATATGGTAGGGCGTCAGAGACTGAACGGGTGTTGGTTGTTGATGAAAGATTAATCATCTGGAGACGGCTTAAGATACAGTCCATCTATTAGGGAAACTTAATAGGAAACATTATGGCTAAGAATAATGTCGGGAATGGGTGGGTTAGCATATTCCAATTGAGCGGATTGGGTTATATTTGCAAATCTACTTATATATTATTTATTATTAAAAGTACTTAAATAAATCTATATTATAAACTATATAATATGGATAATTACAACTTATCTTCATCAACCTGCAAAAATGTAAACAAAATAATTTTTTCAACAGATGAAATCTTATTTTGTGGAAAAATTCAATATAATAATAGAATTTATCTTCTAGATTTTAAAGATAAAGATAAAATAATTAATTTTGATAAAAATTTTATATTTGTAAATGAAGATGATATTTATCCATCTTATAGTTATAATTATAAAAGATTTAACTATTTAGATTTTATATTCAATTATAGTCAAGATTCCGTTTATTATAATTTTAAAAATAAAAATCCTTATGATTTGAGAAGAGATAATGTAGAAATTTACCATTTTTATCATAAATTCATAATAGAAAAATATGATGTAATTGAATACACAAATGGTCATTATTCAACTATGGGTCAAGATGCAAACATTATGAAAAACTCTTTATGGAAAATAAAAGAAAATAATAAAATTTTTTTAATAATGTATTGTGAAAAAAATAATACACTTTGTAAACTTTGTCCTATTAGTTATGAAAAAATATTAAATTATGAATTAAATATGAATAATGGTAAAAAAATTACTTTTTATAAACATCAAAATGGTTATATTTGTTGTTCACAAAATTTATATATACATCAAATTATTATGGGTTGTTATGGTAATGGTAAAGGAACGAAAAACGTTAGTGTATACCATATTGACCAAAATCCATTAAATAATACATTTGAAAATTTACGAATTGCTACAAGAGAAGAACAAGAACAGAATAGCAAAGGTATTAAGGAAGGAACAAAAAGAGAGAGAAAACATAGTGCAAAACCTTTACCAGAAGGTATTACCCAAGATATGATGCAAAAGTATGTAGTTTATTATCACGAATGGTTAAATCCGGAAAAAACAAAATGTAGGGAATTCTTCAAAATAGAAAAACATCCCAAACTTGATAAAATTTATGTAGGAACAAAATCGAATAAAATATTAATCGAAGAAAAATTAGAACAAGTAAATAAAGTAGTCAACGATTTAGAAAAGGATATTTACCCTGAAAAAAAAGAAATTATTTTACCAAAATATGTATCTTTACTAACATTTAGAGATAAACCACATTTGATTTTTGAAAAACGTATTGATAATAAAAGATTAAATATAAAAATGGTATTGCCTAGTGATTATGATTTACAAGAACAATTATCTGTGTTGAATGAAAAAATTAAAGATAAATACGAGGGTGAATATATCATTCTTGAAAATAATTAATTGCTTTTTTGTTTTTTACTATTACATTTGTTTGCTCAACCATACGGTTGAGCAAACATTTTATTACCATTTGACGGTTAAAAATAAAATTAAATTAATTGTTTTTTGATTATTACATAAAAAAACAATTAATTATTTTTGCTCACGAAGGTTCGTGAGAAAACATTTTATGACTAAAAAAATTGATAATAAAATAAAAAATTATTATTAATAAACTATTTAAAGACAATATAATAGTGTATATTAAACTAATAACAATGAATATCAAAGAAGATAATTTATTACATTTAAATCGTTATAAAATAGAACCTCCTCACCCTTCTTATATAGCCGGATTTATAGATGGCGATGGTTGTATATTTATACGTAAAATTAAAGATGGTTATCAATCTGGTATTACATTAACACAATGTAGAACAAATATTTTACAAGTTTTAAGATATCATTTTGGCGGTAGTATTACTTCTTCAAAAAATAGAAACAACAAAACAAAAAATAAAAAGAATCAAGAGAACGATTATTATTATAAATATAATAAAAGAAATCAGTATAATCTTTTAGTAAGAAGCAATGAATATGAAATATTATTAAATTATATTAAGGAATCAATAATTATTAAAAAAATACAAATTGATTGTTTATATGAAATATACAAAATAGTTAATCAACCAAATGAATTAGAAAAGAAAGAAAATTATTATACTCTTTGTTTAAATAATAATATTAAAACAAATATTATAGAAGAAAATTTATCAAAAATAAATATTCAATACATACAAGGTTTATTTGACGCAGAAGGTTGTATTTTTATAAATATTGAAAAATTTTCTTTTCGTTTATCTATCTCACAAAAAAATCATCCAAACATATTAGATTCTATAAAACAATTTCTAGGATTTGGAAAGGTCTATAATTATAATTTTATTATTTATAATAAAAATGATTGTTTGAAATTTATAAATCTTATTAAAAATGGATTGATTGTTAAATATAATCAAGCGTGTGCATTTGAAAGATTCTTAACAACGAATGATAAATCGATAAAAGAAGAAATGTATAAAATTTGTAATGAAGAAAAACATAAAATAGAACATTTTACAGAAATAAATAAACAAACAGAGGGAAAGGAAGGTTATTTAGATATGATACGTTTAAGGGAATTAAAACAAAAAATAAGTAAAGAAATCATAGTAAAACAAATTTATAAGGAAAAATCAGAGAAAATGAAAGGAAATGGGAATCATAATTTTGGAAAAAAATTATCAGAAGAAACTAGAAAAAAAATGTCTACTTCTATTCGAGATTCAAAAGGTGGTGTTACAGATGATATGATTATACAAGTTAGAAATATGATTCAAGAAGAAAAAACGAATTGTGAAATAGCAGAATTATTAGATTTACCAAAATATACGATTTCAAGAATTAAAAATGGTAATATTATTTGTAGAAATGAAGATAAATTAGAAAAAAAAACATTCACACAGGAAGAAATTAATTTATCTAAAAGAAAAATTCAAATTGATGAAATATTATTTGTAATAGAAAAATGTATCGAAAATGTAAAACCTTCCATTATATTAACTACCTTAATTGATATTAGAGACAAAAATAATATAAAAAATACATTAACAATTGATATTATTAAAAATATCAAACGAAATATTCAAAAAAATAAAATACCTTTTTATCCAAGTGAATTATCTTATGAAAAATATAATGATTATAAAGAAAGAATTCAATCGTATGCAAATGAATACAACAAATGTAATGAAGATAATTTATAATATTTATTATTATAAAAATGGATATTCATCCTTGTAAACAAAAATATATTCAAATGAAAACGGAACGTAGAGAGAAAAAAAGAGCAACCAAACGAGATATAACAGGGGAGGAAGTCATTTTTATTTTTGAAAAAATATTAGAAGGCTGGAAAACAATTCGTATTTATAATACAATCATTCAACAAAATCCGGATTCTAACATTGATAAAAAAAAAGTGGAAGTCATTGCTACCGGACATTGTAAAGTATATGAAAGTGAATTATCTAAAGAAAGATATGAATATTATTTATCATTGAGAGAAAAAGTGAGAAATATTCGTACTCATAATGTAGTTGATTCTATATAAATAAAGATTAAATAAATTAGAAATAAAGACAAAACGTCATTCTATAAAATGCAAAATTTACCATATATTCCAAATCATATATGGGATATTATATTTCAATATGACGGAAGAATAAAATATATTTATAAAAAAGGAATTTTTGTAAATATTATCCATAAAAATGATATTCGATATGAAATTGTCAAAACGTTTTTAACCAAAAAAATAAAAAGAATGGAAAAAATGGAATTACTTAGAAACGGAAAGGGAGAAGAATTTTATATTGAAATTCCTTTTGAAAATAGTAAAAATATGGGATTAGTATTTGATTATTATTGGAGTTATCCTCAACAATTTGAAATATGTTATTATCATTGGAAAAATGATTATATTATTCAAACAAGAAGTTATGTAATATAAAAAGCAAGGAGGGACTTCCGTTCCCCTAGTAGAAATAAAGCAAGGAGGGGGTCTCCCGGAGGGTGGGAAGACTTCCGTCCCCCTACTAGAAAATTGATTCCAAAAATTCAAAATAACGTGAAAGAATATTCAAATACTTTCACGTTATTAAAATGAGTTCCAAGCAAACACAACAAAACAAAAGACAAAATTATCTTGTCCCCATCAAGTTCCAGTTAATGAATACTAAAAAATCAAAAACGTATCTCGTAAATACGAATTGGACAATCGAAGAATTTATTCGTTTCATGAAATACCAACTCTTTTTAGACGCGGATTATTACGGTGTTGATCTTGAAAAACAACAAACAATCGATTTTGTCCCTTGTTTTTCCAAATCTTATTTTGATTTGACATCGTTTTACTTGAATGACTATAAAAAATATGATGATCCGTTACACCTTTGCACATTCAAAACGCCCCTTTCAGGGGCAGTTATGAATGGAGAAGGGGTTACTGATTGCGCATTTGAGATGCGCAATGGTGTAAAACCATCCCCTGAATTATTCAAAGATTACTTTGACTATCATTATCCTTCTTCATTCACGATTTGTACCAAAGTATCCAATCCTTATTATCCGTATTACTATTACGCAAATTGAATATTCAGAGTCCTCAAATAAGTATGTAATCCAGCGTCTTGAATCGGTAATACATATGCGTCTTTATCCGTGTCATTATGGTGTGAATGCCATAATCCTGGTGGAGTAATAAAAATAGTTCCAGTTTCCCAGTAACATTTTACTGGTTTTTTTATTGTCCCGTCTTCGTTCAATTCTTCGCCAATCAAGGTATAAATACCTTTCTCTTCTTTTTCTTCTTTCTCTCCTTCAATTTTGGTGGGTGCCAAGATACAAAAATCCAAGGCTACCGAATTATGACGGTGCGGTTTTTGAACGGTATTTGCAGGTAATACGTTTAATAAAGACCATAAGGTATGAGTAATGGTTTTGGTAGAATATTCCGTTGCTTCATTACCCAGTAAAATACCTAGTCGATTTAGATTCAATGCTTCATTGGCTTCGCGAATATCAGCCAACGAACTCCATAATTTCTCTCTACTAAAAAAGGTAAGATGGAATTTTGGAATCTGTGAAACCACCCCTAAATATTTTAATAAAGGTTCGTCGGTTACCCAGAGAAGAACACTATCTTCAATGGCATTATGTTTCATATCAATGTTTCCCGGAACCACAAACAAATCCCCCTCTTTCCAATCAATGGTTTCACGATTCCCTTCTTCGCCATAAATGGTTGAAAATCCGTCTCCTTTCACCACGTAAAATAATTGAGAAGTGGCGTTTGCAACGGTATTGATTTTCTCTCTTTCTTGGATTTTAACAAAAGAGGAAAGGAGAGAAGGAGAGGTCGCTTCGTACTCCGTTTCTAAAAATGCGGAATTGTCAAAGGGAATGATTCGAGTTTCACCTTCTTCATACAAAGAGGAATATTGGTAGGAAATAGGGACTTTGCTTAATAATGGATTCGATGCGCTTGTATATTCATAAATACGAACACCTTGGATATTTTCAAAAGACATTTTGATTATTATATAATAGAGAGAAATATTTCTATATCGATGAATCTCAATTATTTATTTTATATTTTTTCAAAAAAAAATATAAAATTTGGGAATCATTATTTACTTTTCTATAACCCGAAGGGCCGTCATAGGTTTGCTCTCTGCTTTGCTTATGACTTTTTCAAAAGTAGTTTTGCTCCACTTTTCCTAAAAGTGGACAAGTAATCGATTCATATTACGCACTTCGGGTTTATCTGTATCTTCTGAAAACAATTTACGAATCTGTTCGTCATCACGAAATCGAACGGTATAATCTTGCTGAACATTACTACGCCCGATTCTCCCCATGGCTTGAATAATTTTCTCCTGCGTTAAATCCAAATCTTTACTTAAATATCCGTGACAAAACTGATAATTGGTTCCGTAAATATAATCACTCGAGGCAATAATCATATATAATTTCTGTTCATCGGCCAACCGTTTCATAATTTCAATGTATCGGCCATTTCTTTTTTCTCCGGATTCCAAGTTCCCGTTTCCGTTTGCAGAATTTGTATTCGTATTACTAAATACGCCGATTCCCATCATCAATAATATTTTCCAATTATCTTCCACCCCATTCAAAAGCATAATCTCATTAATCGTATCTTCTTCAATATGACTAGTAAATGCATTCTTCACATTCATTTCTTCGGCCCATTTTTTCAAATGATGGATTTTATTTGGAACAAAGGTATCATTTAAACAAACGCTACGGATCATATTTTTCAAGGAATTGATTTGTTCTTTCATTTGGTTCATCTTATTCGCTCCACCAAAAGAATTTGTGGAGGAAGAAGAAGAAGACCCACCCTCTTTACTCGATTCACGACTTTCTTTTTTCAATTTATGTCCGTCTTTGGAAGCCAACGAAGAACTCGAATTGCTTTTCTCCGTCATAAATTCTAATTCCCGCTCCAATTCATCGATTTTCTCATTCAATGAATTATTGAATTCTATTTTTTTCATAATTTCATCCATGACTAAGTTCGGAATATTGGCTTGCTGGATATAGAATTTAGCGATTTTTTCCACATCATTCGTCAAAAAGATGGTAGGACCATCGGTCAATGTATAAGCATCTTTCGTTGTTACATAAACCGCACAATTACCTCCTCCATTAGCAATACCAGAAGATGTTATTGGCGGCTGTTTTGTCAATTCACCGGAATACGTATTATGCAATTTCATAAACGAAGTATCACTATTGGAACGAATAATTGACTCACTCGTAGTCTTATTCATACTACTTAAACTGGAACCAATACTCGCACTTTTTTGAGGAATTCGATTTCCCTTGGCATCCACATAATGATTTGGAAGAATACGTTGGATTCGATTGATTTTCAAGTAAGTTACAATAGCACCCCAGGTACATCCTTTGATATTTTTCAATAATTTCAAATAATACAACTTGATGTTTTTCATGGTCAAATCGTCCAAGGTTTCAAAATTCAAGTAAATCAACATTTTTGCATTAATAAAATTATTTTTAATGGCCACATAACTGATAAAATCAACGACTTCTTTCAAATCAAAATAACGTAGAAGCGTCAAATAATTCTCGCAATTGGTGGCGATTTGTTTGACTTCTTCATATTCTTCACTCATAAAATGCGGTAGAATCACATATCCATTATTATTCACAATCGGAATCGACTTCTTACAATCATGACTCACGATGTTATGAACTTGGGTATCCGGGAATTTCTCTTTGAAATCAGCAATGACCTCCGTCAATTCGTGTAATTTCGGTAACGTAGCCGAAGAAAGAACCATATTTGGAATCAAATTCTCTTTCCAGTTCTTATGAATAATTTCGTGAATTTCGTGATGTTCGTAATCCATCGTAATGGTCGGTTCATCCCAGTAAGTAATGATATTATGTTTTTCATTGAAAGAACACATATAATACATGGCAGGTAAATACGACTTGATATCACAAATAATGATTTCCACTTTTTCACCGACACTATTATCTACTTTACGGATTCCACCGGTACGCCAATCTTTGGTATAATCTTTCGCCGCAAAATAATGAAGACGAATGTCTTCCGCGGATCCACATCCAAAGGCAAATGCAATTTTCTTATTCATTGAAATGGCGGAACGGGCCAAAGAAATACCTACATGTCTTGCCGCACAAACAAAGATGATTTTATGGCTTTCTGAAAGGGCAATCGGTGTCAGCGTTTTTCCGGTACCGGTAGGTGCAATATAAAGAACTAGGTTTTCTTGTGAACGATTCGATGGTTGATTGAAAACAGTAAATATTTCCTTTTGATGTTCATACAAGGTCATATCCGTATATTTCAAAAGATTTGTATTTTTCTCAATGTATTCAACGGCGTTTTCCAAGATAATAAAGATTTTGATTTTTTCTTCATAATAAGTGAGTATGAATTGAATAATTTTTAAAATATGTCGATTTAAATGTTGAATATTATTTTGGATGAGTTTATAAAGAGTAAAATAATAGAATTCAAATTGATGTGGAAGTTGTTGGATTTTATTTTGTAGTTGGTGCTTTTTTTTCAGTTCTTTTTTTTCATTTTTTTCGATTTTTTCATTTTTTTGACAAAAAGATAATAACTTTTCTAAATGATCTATCAATACGTTTTCATAAATATCTTCCTTGGAAAGACTTTCTTCCGTATTTTTCTGTAATCTTATGGAATCCGCTTTTTTAATGGTTATATTGCTGTTTATATTTAATTTTTTATATTCTGCAACTAATTCTGGTTCTTGAATAATCCCTTCTATTTTCTTCAAGAAATATTTATTGTATAGATAATCTTCCATGGATTCTGTATATTCGATTTTCAAGAATCCAAAGAGAGAAAGATGGTGATTTACTCGAAGATTTACTTGACGATATCCGTCAATAATCAATTGAAGTACTTTTTTTTCTTCTGGAGAAATGGTGATTTCAATGGATTCCCATTCGGCTTTGGTTAATTTGCGTTGATTTAAATCCATTTTAATAAAGAGTTTTTAATAAAGTTAATAGAAACAATGTATTATAAATACATCATTTTGTTTTTAAATCAATTTTTTTTAAGGGAACCCTCACGGAACCTATGGTTCCGTAGAGGGTCCCTTAAAATTGAAATATTTTTTTGTCTTTTTAAAAAAGAATATAAAATTAAATTCATATAAATAATACAAAATCAAAGAAATGTCTAATAACCAAGAACAACAAGAAGAATACTCTTTATACTTTGACGGTTGCTGTAAAGGAAATCCAGGTCCCGCCGGTGCCGGGTTCGTTCTTTATCAAGGATCCAGAGAAATTGTCTCAAAAAGCGAATTTATTGGCGACAACGAGACCAACAATGTGGCAGAATATCACGCACTTGTGATCGGATTAAAAAAAGCATTATCTTACGGTGTTCGCAGATTAACTGTATACGGAGATAGTTTACTAGTCATTAAACAAGTGACTGGTAAATATAAAGTCAATTCTCATAACTTGAAACAATATTACGATTATGCGATTGAATTGGCCAAACAATTTGAAACCATTCGTTTTGAACACGTCCTTCGAGAGAAAAACAAACGCGCGGATGAATTGGCGAATTTGTCCGTTTCCACTTTATCCACTTTTTAGAAAATCCACTTTTTAGAAAATCCACTTTTTAGAAAAAAGTGGAGCAAAAAATTCGGGAAAAAAGTGAAGCAAAAAATTCGGGAAAAAAGTGGAGCAAAAAACCTAGTCAAAAATATATAGATTTTTTGCTCCACTTTTTTTTAAAAAGTGGATAAAAAAGTGGATAAAAAAGTGGATTTTTATTTTATTCATCTATTGTAATGAGTAATAAAAGTATTTTTGATTATCTTCGTTATGCTAGAGATGAAAATTTAGATTTGGAGGGAGCAAGATTACAAAGATTACCCGATAATATTGGTGAATTAAATAATACAGACATTACATCTATCAATGTAAGTAACAATCGATTGACTTTTTTACCCGACAGTATTGGAAATTTACGAAAATTAGAACAATTGTATGTAAGTGGGAATCTGTTAGTTTCTTTACCTGAATCTATTGGAAATTTGATCCATTTAAATTTTTTGGCGTTCGATCGTAATCAAATTGTTTCGATTCCAGAAAGTATTGGAAATTTAGGAGAATTAAAAACATTATTTATGAATAACAATCAAATCGTTTCGATCCCAGAAAGTATTGCCAATTCATCCTTTTTGGAAAAAATAAATTCAGAACATAATCGTTTGGCTTCCTTACCTGAAAGTATTGGATATTTACAATATCTGGAAATACTTGAATTAGGTTCGAATATGCTGACTTCTTTACCTGAAAGTATTGGTAATTTACAAAATTTAGAATATTTAGATTTAAAAGATAATCAGATAACTTCTTTACCTGAAAGTATTAGTAATTTACAAAAATTATACACATTAAATCTAAGTGGAAATCCAAGCCTAACTCATTTACCTGAAAGTATCGTGAATTTTACTGAAGACATTGAAATCGATATTCAAGGTACTGGAATTACGACTTTACCTGCAAATTTACCGGGTAATATTACCATTCTAGGAATGGAACAAATTGTTCAACAATTATTTGAAAGTAATGTCGATTGTGAAGGGCAAGATGACCCCGTAAGTTTGGAACCGATTCCAAAAGGGCGCGGTTTTCGATTAGAAGCGGATCAAAAATGTTATGATGCTGATGTGATAAGGCAATTAACAAAAAATGAAAGCCCCTTAACAAGAGCGCGTTTTACTGAGAAGGATTTACAACGAAAACGAAGTATTCCTCTCTTTCAAGGGGGTAAAAGAACAAGGAAACTCAGGAAATCTAGAAAAACTAAAAAAGTTCGAAAATCAAAGAAGGCTAAGAAAGCCAAGAAAACTAAGAAAGTCCGAAAATCGAGGAGGAGTTAAATTCTTCTTCTTCGATTTGTTTTTCTTGATTTTCTTGTTTTTCTTGTTTTTCTTTTAATTTTATTTTTTTTAATTGTAGTCTTTTTAATTCTTTTACGTCTTCTACCACCTTGTTGAGCATTATAAATTTTCAATATGTGTTCATTTCCATTAAACAAAGGTCCGCCTCTAGAATTTTCTAACGCTTTTTCTTTAAACGCCCATACATCTGTACACGCATACCCTAGATTAGAACGACAAATTGGGCATAAAATTTTTCCATTTGTGCTTTCACAGTAGTCGTGTAAACAATCATTATGAAAATTATGATTACATACGGTCTTGTAAATTGCTTTCGTTGTTCCATATTCTTCGTGGCATATAGGACATATATCACTTTGATTATATTGAGTGGTATCTATCCAAGGCATATTTATATATAAATATATTTAATAAATTTTTCTAGATTTTTTTGTTTTTTTTGTTTTTTTTGTTTTTTTTGTTTTTCTTGTTTTTCTTGTTTTTCTTGTTTTTCTTGTTTTTCTTGTTTTTCTTGTTTTTCTTGTTTTTCTTGTTTTTCTTGTCTTTCTAGTTTTTCTTGCCTTCCTGGATTTTTTTATTTTACCACCCCAAACTCCTAAATTATTTGTATTTTCACCTGTTCTTTGATTTATTTTTTTTTTTACATTATATCCTCGATTTATTAACGCATTTAATTTACCTTGTAGAATAGGTCCTTCTTCTAATTCAGATTTGCCAGTATATATGGTATTTGGACCAGTATCCGAATCTAATTTTTCCCATTCATCATGAGGAATCAATTCTTTATTTGCTTTTCTTTGATTCATTGCATCGTTTCTATTTTCTTGAAATTGATATTTATATTGTTTTTTAAAACGATCGTTTCTTATTTTTTCCATTGTTTCTTCCTCCTCATTCAAAGGTTTTATTTCTCTTTCTTCATATTCCGAAACAGGATTAAATGTTATATTTCTCTCCATCTATAAAATAGATAAATATTAATTTTTCTACTTATCCACTTTTTGGAAAAGTGGCGCAAATCCACTTTTAAAAAAAGTGGAGCAAAAATTGATGCAGAAAAACTAGACAAATTTATTTCGTTTTACACACTGGATTTTTGCTCCACTTTTTCTTACTTCGTTGTAAAAAGTGGAAGGATTAGTATTCCAAGAGAGAAATTCCAAACGTCTTATTCGCCTTATATTTCAATAAATCCACTTCTTTATTTGTCGTTGGAAATTCCTTGATTCCATAAATGTCTTGTAAAAGCAACCATTCAAATATTCCGCCCAAGTATAAGTGTACATTGAAAAACCCCAAAGAAATCAATTGCGAATATTTTTGATAGATTTTTTCGTCGTTTGTATTTCTTCCGTAAATAATAATGGAAATGTCTTTTCTCCCTTTTTGTAAAAGCCGATTAATGACCGTTTCTTCTTGTTCTGCGGGCAACGTATTCGGTAATAAACACTTCTGTTCTTTTTCCGAAAGCGTATTGATGAATAAAAACTGTTCAGGATTTCGAATCGCATATTGAATGTCTTCGAAACTGATTTTTTGATATGTTGTTTGTAAGGAAGGTATATTTCCCATCGTTTATTCAAGAAAAAGATTTAAAAATACAATATATTTAAATCTTCGAACTATTTTTAAATCCTTTTTTAAGGGAACCTACGGTTCCCCTATGACCCCTCCCTTTTACTTTCGGTGGGTGGAACATATAATTATAAAAAAAACTCAATTGCAATTTGTAAAATAATTTTATATTTAGGAAATATATAATGCCAACCAAAAGATGTCGTAAAGGATCCCGCAAATGCTTCAACGGCAGATGCGTAAAAACAATATCAAAATCAATCAACCCAAAACGATGCAAAAAAGGAACAAGAAAATGCACTGATCGTAAATGTCACCGAATTATTAAGAAATATTCTTACCGATTACGTAACCGTCGTACTTAATTATATCCACTTATCCACTTTTGAAAAAGTGGAGCAAAACTTATTGTGTTTTGCTGATGATCAATCAGGAACAAAATACTCTATTTTTACTTTATTTTTAAAGAAAGTAAAAATATAGACCTTATTATATAAGGGTTTTGTTCCTGAACGATTAGAAACAAATATTCATATAATATTTTTGCTTTTATTTTTTGTTTTTAAAAATAAAAGCAAAAATTTATCGTCTTTTGCAAGGAGGGGGTCGTAGGGGGGACGTATGTCCCCCTACTAGTGGAATTGTACCACAATTTCCACTTTTTCCTTCTTGATGCTCTTTGTCGCCGAAATCGACAACTCTTCCCGCTTCTTTCTCGTCTTGGAATTATCACTTCCAACCACCAATTCCTTTTTCTTTGACGTACTATTTCGACTATTCATATCATTTTCAATCATCTCGTAATTTTCTTCGATGTAATCGATGACCTTATTCTCTAGCGCCCACTTGAAAAAATTCAATTGGCCAATGGTCGTTTCAATAAATGATTCCGTTTTATAAGGGATACTGATCCGTTCCCATCGACAAAACGGGTCAAAACGACGTTTGCTGTATGCTTTTAATTTCAATTTGTAATCAATGTAGACCTTAAATCGTCTCATGTGTCCAAATTCATCTTTCACTGTATATAAAGTAAAATATTTCTTGGCGTAATTGGTTGCAAACCAATCGACAATACGGAGAGAAATATTGGATTCACCCGTGATTATTTTTAACATACGGCTTAAAATATCCTCGTTTTTATAAAAATCCATTAAATTATTCATTAATAAATCATTTTGAGTTGTATAAGTATTCATATTTCAATTTCTTTTATTCGAATATATCCAAAGTATTTAAATGGTTATTTGTTTTATTTTATATTGTAACCTTATTTTGATGAATTCTTTATTCTTTGAATAAATTCGTTCCTTGCGGTTGTAAAAAATCATTTTGAACGGTGATGTCATTCACATAATCGCTATTGGTTAAAAAAGGATTCATACTTACATTGGCAAACATTTGACGTTCAGACAATTTCTTATCCGTATCTTCTCTCTTATTCACTTGTCGAAAACCTTCATTTTGTGTTTGTATTCCTTGTTGATTCAACATATCCCATGTATATTCGTCATGGTTCAAAGCAACATTAAAAGCATTATTCGCATGTTTTTCTAATTGAGTATCGTCTAATACTTTGTTATCATAAAATTGTGTCTCGTTTAAATCGTGTGATTGACTTTCGCTAAGACTTTCGCCTTGGTTCTGATAAGTCCTTCGACGACTTCTCTCATAAGGTTCTCCTTGGGTCCATTTCCAATGTATCATTCTTATATTACCTTGTACAAAAAGAAAATAGTAAGGGAACCTACGGTTCCCCTATGACCCCTCCCTCTAAGGGGAACCTAAGGTTCCCCTTTGACCCCTCCTCTTAATACATTTTTGGCGCGCGAGTTTCTACAAAGTAGTAGACAATAATATTCTGCTTTGCAAAATATGATTGTAGAAATTGTTGTAAAGCCCCGCGCCAAGTTAACAAGGTAAAAAGCAAGGTGGGGGTCTACCGTAGGCAAGGGGGGACTTCCGTCCCCCTACCTGGTGAACATCTCTCTCGAATGCCTGGTCAATATCCATTTTATACAAACAAACACTCGTAACCAAAAGAAAAACAAGACAAAGATTAAAGAACCATTTGGAAAAAAAGACATACCATTCTTGCGAATCTTTGGTAGAATGATTCCAAACATATTTCAAAGAGAGAACAACCAAAGTACAAAAAATAATATTAGGAATATAATGATCCGTATTCTCTAAACCTTCTTCGGGTCGATACTTGGTACAAAACATAATATCACAAATATCCGGTCCCATATTTTTCACAAATTCCCGATGATGAATTTCGTGAACATGATTCACGTGGAAAATCGAATAATTTATATTATGAATGGTTGTATAAAAAAGATAATAATAAATAACGATCCAATCATCAATCAAGGAGAGAAGAGAAGACCAATCAGGAAACCAGTCTAAAACATAATATTTGAAAGGAATGATTCCAGCAATCGAAACAAATTCTAAAAGGATTTGAATGATATGATTAAAAGGAAGATTGAATCGATGATGATAATCATGAATAATATTATGAGGATACGAATGTTCAAAATGATGCCAGTAATGTATTAAATGGGAAGACACCATACCAATGATAAAAGTGATTAAAATGATGGGACGAAAATCACATAAAACAAGGAGAGAAAGAAGTAATACAATCCAAGATTTATAATTCATTGCGATTGAGTTGAAAATATAAAAAAAATAAGGATAGATACATTCCAACATTTTTATAAAAAATATATATTTTATATATAATTTGAATACATTATTTAAATGGAAAATCCAACTTATATAAGAACTTTGATATTTGTCATATCCATAATAATAATATAAAATATTTTCAATGCAATAAAGGACCATAAATTAATCAACAATTCCAATTGTTTTTCATATTCGTGGTCACATTCATAAACGATTCCCATCTCCTTAAATGATTTCTGTCTTTCTTCTACCAAACTATTATCTAAATACTTTTTCTCCAACATGGTTAAAGGACAATCATGTATAAAAACAATCGACATACAATCCAAAATAATCATATTGAGTAAAACGGACAAATAAAAAATGCGATTACTAAAAAAGAAAACAAAACATCCCACGGCGATGATGATATTATGAATGAATAAATAATAATGACCGATTGTTTTTTTTAAAAAAGGAGAGAAAGATTTGGCATATTCACGAATGATATTTCTTGGAAGTATGTTTTTTTCTTCTGTGTTTTGTTTTTCTTCTTCCATGAATGAAATTATTTATCTATTGGGATATATTTTTTTCTCGTTTTTTCCTCTCTCTTTTTTCTTGTTTTTCTTGTTTCTCCTGTTTTTCTTCTTTCATTCCTTTTTCATATAAAAAGTCCAATTCTTTTACAAAAAGATCATTGATTTGATTGACCTTGTGATTTAATTTATAAATGGTATATCCCATCATCGTTAAATAAACAAAAATAAAAATAAAAAGAATGATTAAAATACAAATAAAACGACCATCCATTTTTCTTTATATTTTGAAAGAAATAAATTCGCCTTTTTTTCGGTACTAGGAATCATTCTCTCTTTTGACAATTTTCAATTGTTTGGTGAATAAAAATCCCTCTTTGGATTGACATCTTCTTTTCAAATTGCATTCTAAACAGGCGAGAACGATATTGTCGGTATTATGTCCTAAATCATTATTGATTCGGTCGAGCGTCCATTGTTTACCTTCCCTCACTTTTTCATATAAAACAAACATTTCTGTAAAACAATAAAAGCATTTGGCTTCGGTTTCCAAAAGGGAAGAGAGAACATCTGAATATTTTGCGATTTTGGATGGTTCATAGACTTTCTTTTCCAAGTCTTGGTGTTTGTAACTGGCGATTTTTCTCTCGATTTGTTGAATGACTAATGGATGGATTGATTGTTTTGGGTTTTCTTGTTTTTCTTTTATTTCTTTCAAGACTTTCATTTGATTTTCATAGGTGTAATCTTCGATCGGAATATTCCATTTTTCGGTTTCCTTTCTTTTTTTATCTTTTTCTTTTCCAGTTTTTGTTGCTTTTTTCATTTGATATCGATTGTTGATTCCTTGAAGTATGATTTTCTTTTCTTCTATATTTTCCATGATGAATAAATTATAAATATATTAAATTATATTATTGAAACAAGTTAAATCTAATTTCTTATATTTTAATATAAGAAACGATTTAAAATGGAATTAATCATTGAAGAAAAGAATGAAACAAATGAAAATATAAACAACCAAATCGATGAAAATTTAAAAAATAACAATATACCCCTTTCTTCACTCTCCCTTCGGGATAGTGAACAAGGTGTTGCTGATTGCACATCTGAAGTGTGCGATGGTATAAAAACAAAAGAAAATAATAAGGGGACAGAAGAATGTATGGAACTAAAAAACATCAAATATAAAACCATGTTAATGAAAGGGGTTGCCTTAAAAGATACTTCATCTTCGAATGATCTAACAAATTTGGACAAATTTCTTGATAATGAAAAAACGAATAATAAAAACGACCAATGGTGTAAATTGGATAAAACGGTAAAAACCCAGAAACTATTAGCGTTTGCAGAAGCGTATAAAAAAGAAAATGAATTGGATGAAGAAGAATCGCAAATTCTAATTAAATTTTTCAAGGAGTGTTTGGATAAAAAGAAATTAGCGCGTGTAAAAGACGTGATTTATGATAAGGTAAGCGGAGAAATCAAAGAAATACCTGCACTTTTACATACAAAAAAACATTTTACGCTTAAAAATATGGAAAAACGTGTTTCAACCATGAAGAGTTTAACTCCGAAAAAAATCAATAAAACAACCAAAACGTTGAAAGAGAGAGATTCAAAGAGTGAAGAAGAATAGAAGAGAAGGAAAAAAGATGAATCAAAGAACAGAAGGAAAAAAGATGAATCAAAGAACAGAAGGAAAAAAGATGAATCAAAGAACAGAAGGAAAAAAGATGAATCAAAGAACAGAAGGAAAAAAGATGAATAAAGTAAAACGTAATAAACATAATAAGTTATATTTATTATGTTTACCCAAATATGTTCTTTATGTGGAAATTCAAGTGAATATAAAGATGAAAATGATTCTGATTCGGAATACTTTGAAGAAGAAGAAGAAGAAGAAGAATCACTCCTATTCAATGAGCAAACCACCCAAGATTTCATTGAAAACACGCTTATCTTAATGAACCAATTTATCGAAGACAATCCCAAACTTATCAGTGAACCTACTTTTCATGAAAACTTTGAATACGAAATTCGCGAACTCATTTTTGCTTCTCTCGAATCCTTGAAAGAAAAACCCGAACTTTGGTATGAATGGAATCAACTTGATGAGAAATTCAAGGAAGAAATCGATATACTTTTAGAAACTGTTTTTGAAGTTTTTTTTGAAACCCTTTATCCACCGCGTTCCTATGAACGAAGCCTGATTCTCCAAAAGATAACCCCAGAACAAAAAGAGATACTCGAGAGAAAAATAGAGGTTTTAAAAGCGAAACCGCAGCCAACCCAAAGAACCAAAGAATGGTACGAGTTCCGTTATCAACTGATTACAGCAAGTAATGCATACAAAGCATTTGATAGTCAAGCAAACCAAAATCAATTGATTTACGAAAAATGTCATCCTTTAACCACCAATTTTGAAACAGTTGGACAGATTAATGTAAACACAACATTACATTGGGGACAAATGTGTGAACCACTTTCTGTTCTATTTTACGAGAGAGAATACAAAACGAAAGTGGATGATTTTGGTTGTATTCAACATGAGACCTATTCCTTCTTAGGTGCTTCTCCGGACGGTATCAATGTCGACCCGACCAATCATCGTTATGGACGTATGTTGGAAATCAAAAATATCGTCAATCGAGAGATTGACGGGATTCCAAAAAAAGAATATTGGATTCAAATGCAATTACAAATGGAGACGTGCGATTTGGATGAATGCGATTTTTTAGAGACAAAATTTGTACGATATGATTGTGAAGCGGATTATTTCGAAGATGAAACCAATGAAAAATGTACGATCTTATACTTTGCCAATAGCGAAGGAAATCCAAAATATATATATCAACCTTTGGAGTTTTTACGTTGTTCGAAAAAAGAGGTTGAAAAATGGTTCGACCAACAAAAAGAAGAGGCCGAGAAAAATGGTCTCACCTGGATTGCAAATATTTATTTGAAATTGGAAATCATGAGTTGTGTTTTAGTTACAAGAAATCGACGTTGGTTTCAAGATAATGTTCACGATTTAGAAAGAATTTGGCAGGTCATTGAAAAAGAGAGAGAAACCGGATATGAACATCGTGCACCTAAAAAACGTTCGCTTTCTATTACGGAACCAAATATAAAAAAAGAATCGGGTTGTTTAATCAAGATAAACAAGGACACTGGAAAAACAAGTATTGCATAGAAATCGTATAAAAATCGTATAAAAATACTACAAGGAATTTTTGGCTCTACCTTTTTCCAAAAGGTAGACGAAAAGGTACATTAGTATAAAATATTCGTCGTCAAATTCTTAAAAGTCAACATATTTGGTGCGGTATTAAAATAATTCACTCGTGTTCCATTACAACTTTGTGTCACCGGAGGAAGAACATGTGCTTCATTCAATTGTGGTTGAAATTCTTTATACAATGTGCCACAAAATTCAGCAGGCATACATTGACCTACATCTGGATTATTCGGATATTTCAAATTATTGGTAATTTGTTCATAAGAACCCACCTTGAAAACTGGATAATGCCACCACATCATTTGTTCTTGATAACTTGAAACGTTTTTATTATTAGTACTTGGAAAACTGTCACTTAGTAATCTACCGTCTTCTGAGGAAGGATAATATCCATAGGTATGACTTTGATGAACTTTTTTATTACTTGCTCCATTGATATTATTATTTTCATTGTTTTTATAGTTATTCTCATCATTCTTATAAGGAGAAATAGATTCTCCTAAATTCGTGTAAGATTCCCCGATTTTTATTTTAGATAAAAAAATACTACTAGAAAGCATTGGAACAAATACCACTAGTAATAAAAGAATCAATAAATAAAAAAAAATATAAGTAATTTTAGACTTGAACATTCTATCTTATAACTTATTATATATTAGACGGACAAAAAAGAAAAAGAAAGCAAAATTAACAAGTATTATTTTCTGTAAAATCTGTATGACTACCTAAAAATAAATGCTTTAATCCTGATATACAAATAATTTGTTTACCCGTTTCTTTTACATAATATGAAAATAAACGTTCGTGATAATGAGCAAAAAAATTGGGGTCGGCCGTTTTCAACATATGACAATCTGGATAATACCAATCCACAAAATCATCGACAATCTTTCTACGTATACATTGATTCGTAGTAGGCATCCAATAATAATTTTTATCCATTGGTAAGGTCATCTTTTTTTGATGGATAAAAGGTTCCAAAATATCTCTTTTGGTTACCCATTCTAAACAAATATCTGAAAACATAAAACTAATGACATCTACATGATTATTTTCACATACTTGATTCAAAGAAAGAATGAAGAAATCTTCTAAGATAACATCGTATTCTAATAAACACAAATATTCCTTGTCTCTAAATAAATTGTTTTTAGAAATGCAATACCATGCAGTTAATGTTAATAATTCCTTTTCATTTTCAATGTTATTCTCATAATCTCTGGCAAAGATTATTTTTGGATGATTCTTGTATTTTTCTTTGATTTCATTGAATCCAACGATCATGAAATATACATTGTCTAGATAGATTTTATCAATCACTTTTTCAATACTTTCGTCATTATGACAAATAAATATAATGGCATTATTCATCTTTATTTTTATAATTATCTTTATCTTTATCTTTATATTTATATCAAAATGTATATTTTTGAAAAAGTGGAGTAAAACTTAATAGTTATAGAGGAAGGTTTTTGGCGCGCAAGTTTTGACAAAAAAAAAGACAATAATATTGTGCTACGCTAAGCGTAGCAATAGTATCGTTGTAAAAAATGGTTGTAGAAATCCGCACCGAGTGAAACAAGTAAAAAAGCCCAAATTTTCACAGATTTTTTGCTCCACTTTTTCTAAAAGTGGAAAAAGGACTTAAAATCAAGTTCCAATAATATAATAATATATTATTGGAAGAAAGAATGGAACAAAACAAAGAAAATGAAATGCGTGTTACAAAGCGTAATGGAGAGTTAGAAGACATTGCATTTGATAAAATTTTGACCCGTGTTAAAAATGTAGGTCAAGAAGCCGACATTCATATTAATTATACTTCTTTAGCAATGAAAGTGATTGACCAATTATACGATACCATTAAAACAACGCTTATTGATGAATTAGCGGCAGAACAATGTGCCTCTTTATCGACGAATCATCCAGATTATGGAATTTTAGCCTCGCGTATTATTATTTCCAACCATCAAAAAAACACATCTTCTTCTTTTTCTCAAGTAATGAGCGAATTATACCATTATCAAAACATGCACGGAAAACATTCACCCATTTTATCTACCACTTTTTGGGAATTTGTATCTTCCAACTCCGAAGAATTGGATCAAATGATTGTGAATGAACGAGATTATTTAATTGATTATTTCGGTTTTAAAACAATTGAACGCGCCTATCTCTTACGTATTGACGGCAGAATTGTTGAAAGAATTCAACATATGTGGTTACGTGTTTCGTGTGCTATTCATTTAGGAAATCTAACGGGGATCAAAGAAACCTATGACTATATGTCTCAAAAGTATTTTACTCATGCGACACCGACTCTTTTCAATGCAGGAATGCCTCAACAACAGATGAGTTCTTGTTATTTAATTGCCATGGAGGACGATAGTGTAGATGGAATTTATAATACGTTGAAGGACTGCGCTCTGATCTCAAAATATTCAGGTGGAATCGGGATTCATATTCATAATGTCAGAGCGAAAGGATCGCCTATTTATGGTACCAATGGGAAAACGGACGGTATTGTTCCAATGTTACGTGTTTTCAATAGTACGGCCAGATATATTAATCAATGCGGAAAAAGAAACGGTTCCATTGCCGTTTATTTGGAACCTTGGCATGCCGACATTGAGGATTTCTTGGAACTACGTAAAAATCACGGGGACGAAGAATTAAAAGCACGTGACCTTTTTTACGCCTTATGGATAAACGATCTTTTTATGGAACGTATCAAATCCAATGGTAAATGGTCCTTAATGTGTCCCAATGAATGTAAAGGATTAGCGGATGTATATGGAGCAGAGTTTAATGAATTGTATGAAAAATACGAATCCGAAGGAAAAGTACGTAAGACAGTGAATGCACGTGATTTATGGTTTCAAATATTAGACGCACAAATGGAAACGGGTACACCCTATTTATTATTTAAGGATGCATGTAATCGAAAATCAAATCAACAAAATTTGGGCACCATTAAGTCGTCAAATTTATGTGTTGCCCCAGAAACGTTAATATTAACCGACCAAGGACATAAAGAAATACAGAGTTTAGCAGGACAGAAAGTGAATGTATGGAATGGAGAAGAATTTAGTGAAGTAACAGTTTTTAAAACTGGTGAAAAACAGACATTAGTTGAGGTAGAAACAAGTGATGGATGTAAACTACATTGTACACCTTATCATAAATTTTATATACAAAATACATATTCTAAGAAAAATATTGAAGTCGTAGAAGCGAAAGATTTAAATCCAAAAGATAAAATTATTAAATGTAATTATCCAGTGATTGATGGAAAAGAAGAATTCAAATATGCTTACACCCACGGATTTTTTTGTGGGGATGGAACTTATAATAAAAGTAAACTTACTAAAACCAAATGTCAATTTAAAGCATTAAATGGAACCTCTTATTGTAAAAGACATCATTATTATGAATCCAAGAATGAAGATAAAGAAGAAAAAGAAGAAGAAGAAAAAGAAGAAGAACAACTTTTATGTCAAGCGATATCTTATCAAGATAAACCAGTTGCTTCGCTTTATGGTGAAAAAAAACAATTATTAGAGCATTTAGAATATCGAAGTGTAGGATTCGAAGATTCACAGAATCGATTAAATGTAAGTTTACCCATTGATTTAGAAGTAAAATTTACAGTTCCAATGAATAGTTCATTAAAAACAAAATTAGAATGGTTTTCGGGATACTGTGATGCGGACGGTTGTATTGCAAGAAATGGTACAAATGAACAATTACAGATTTCAAGTATCAATCCTTCTTTTTTAAAGAATGTACATTTGATGTTACAAACGTGTGGTGTCCAATCAAAGATTTCATTAATGAAAGCAAGTGGTGAAAGATTAATGCCAGATTCAAATCGAGAACTTAAACTCTATCATTGTTTAGAAATATATCGTTTAATGATTACATCGGTTGAATTGCAAAAATTGGTTTCATTCGGATTTTCACCCAAAAGATTGAAAATTACACAAAGAATACCCAATAGAAACGCAACACAATTTGTCAGTATTGTATCTGTGAAAAATAATGGACGCGAAGACGACACCTATTGTTTTACAGAACCAAAAAAACATATGGGTATTTTTAATGGTATTATCACTGGACAATGCAGTGAAATTTTAGAATACTCAGACGATAAAGAGACTGCCGTATGTAATTTGGCGAGTGTTGCTTTACCAACTTTTGTAAATCTAGAAACAAAGACTTTCGATTATGCATCTCTACATAAAGTGGTGAAAGTGGTAACACGTAATTTGAATAATGTGATTGATATCAACTTTTATCCAACCGAAAAAACAAGGCGTAGTAATATGAGACATCGTCCAATTGGAGTGGGTGTTCAAGGATTATCCGATACCTTTATTTTGATGGACATTGCATTTCATAGTGAAGAAGCGAAGAGAATCAATAAAGATATTTTTGAAACCATGTATCACGCCGCGCTAGAAAGTAGTAATGAAATTGCAAAAAATCGTTATTTTAAAATTCAAGAAGAAATGGATTTTTATTATAAGAATTTCAATCGATATCCATCTTTGAATGATGAAATCAACTATTTGACCGAGAAAAAAATACTCAATGAATGGGATAAATACACGAATGATGTTAGTGTAGGTTCATATAGTTCCTTTGTGGGTTCACCTGCCTCTAAAGGAATATTGCAATTCGATTTATGGAATGTGGAACCAAGTGAAAGATATGATTGGTCCGAATTAAAGAAATCCATTCAAACCTATGGAATTCGTAATTCCCTCTTAATGGCACCCATGCCAACGGCAAGTACTTCGCAAATTTTGGGTTACAATGAATGTTTTGAACCCTTAACCAGTAATATTTATAGTCGAAGAACCTTAGCAGGTGAATTTGTCTTGGCAAATAAGTATTTGATGCGTGATTTGATTGACCTTGGTTTATGGAATGATAAAATAAAAACGAATATTATTGCGAATAAAGGAAGTATTCAACAATTGACCATGCTACCAGAACATATACGTAATAAATATAAAATCGTCTGGGAAATACCAATGAAACACGTCATTGATATGGCCGCTGACCGAGGCGCATTTATTTGTCAAACCCAAAGTATGAATCTTTGGTTAGAAGACCCAAATTATAATACGCTTACTTCCATGCATTTTTATTCTTGGAACAAAGGCCTGAAAACGGGTATTTATTATTTACGGCGTAAAGGAAAACACCAGGCACAACAATTCACGATTGAACCTGAGAAAAAAGATGTGGAAGAGCATGATGAAATTTGTGAAATGTGTTCCGCTTAGAATACTACTTAAAAACTATTTTCTTTAATCAAATATAAAAATGATATTTTTTTTTATATTTTTATTCTCTCTTCTATCATCCTCCATATCCTTGGAACAACCAAGTAAATTGAATCTTTGTACCAATTGTAAATATTTTCTACCTTTATCCCAAAAGTATCTAAGCACTGAAACGAGTAATAAATATGGAAAATGTTTTTTATTTCCTATGATAAAATATAAGGAGGAGTATTTTTTACTAAATCATACAAAAAGAAACATATTAGTCAATGATTTTCGTCATTGTGATACAGCAAGAAAATATGAGTTTATGTGTGGAAAAAACGGAAATCGGTTTCTAGTAGGGGGACGCCCGTAGGGAGTCCCCCCTTCCGTCCGTCTCGAAGGTAAGGGGAATGGACTGCCCCCTCCTTGTTAAGGGCGAGTGTATTTTTACTTCATAAAGAAACAATGTAAATATATTTATTTATGTATTTCTTCCCTTATCCATTTTTTATATCCCTCGTTCCCTAATACTTTGATTTGTAAGTCTCGTAAAACATTGACTCCCATAAAAGTTTTATAATCATAACATCTACAAAAATGGCATTTGAATAATTCTTTTTCATTGATTGTTTGATAATAACAAATATCACAGTAAAATACCCCGCATTTTTCATTATTACAAGTATATCTTGGCATCATATTTGGAAATAACAATAATGATAAAAATTTATGTATATCGTGATTCGGATCTTCCATAAATTCTCTTTTGATCTCTTCAAAATTCTCCTCGCTGGTAGGTTGAATGAAATTTTCGTAACAAATGGAACATTTCATTCTTTTATTTATTATTTTACAAAAATAATTTTTTAAAAGGATAGATTCAATTTTTTATTTTTTTGTTTCAAAAAAAAAAACTTCCTACTCATGGAAGTTTTACACCATCGCGCATTTGAAATGCGCAATCAGTATCACCTTAATCAGTCATAACTGCCCACAAAGTGGGCGTTTTAAATGTGCAAAGGTGTATAACTAATTTTGTTTTTTGTTTTCTTTTTTTTTCTTTCTTCATTTTTTATACTTATAATAAAAGTTCAATCATTTTTTTAATTTTAATATTTTTATCTACAATATCATAATCATATTTTAATTTGCAAAAACAGCGCAAACAAATCAAAATATCATTCAATGCGTTATGTAGATTTCTTGGTTCGCATTGGAAAAGACATTGATGTAACTCAATCAATTTTGGAAATTTAAAATAATGGTGTCCAAGTTTATTTACTTTTACAATTCTACATAACTGAATCGACTCTTTCATGGTACATAATTTTGGTGTTCGGTCTTCTAATAAATGATTTAAAAAGTCATAGACGATTTTCTTTCTTTTTAGCACAGATCGTGTAACAACCATATGCTCGGAATCATCTTTTATTTTTAAAAGTTGTCGCATTAATTCGATTTTCAATGCATTCAAGTCAAAACTGATATTATGTGCGACCAAACAATCTGCTCCTTGAAAATCCTCCGACAATTCTTCCACAATTTCTTCGAACAAAATACCTTTTTTCTGGGAGATTTCATCGGTAATACCGTGGATTTTAATACTTTCTTCGTTGATTTTCATATTTTCAGGGAGTTTGATGATAGAATCACATACTTTTAGCAGTCCAAAAGTATCCGTATCATAAATGATATAACTAAATTGAACAATGTGAGGCCATAAAGATATTTTTTCATAACTTATTTCGCCTGTTTTTGGTAAGCCAGTGGTTTCTGTATCAAAAACTAAAACTTTCATGATTATGATTATTTATAAGAAGAGGTTAAATGAATATATGATTCCCTTCCATTAAAAAAAAGAAATCAATTTTTTGGTTTATTTCATTTCATTTCACTGGAAAATACACAAACAAACAAATCTTACGCATATTCTTTACAAATCCCGAATGATTTACGATGCCATGGTGTAATCCCATATTCTTTAATTCCATCCAAGTGTTTTTTGGCACCATATCCTTTATTCGTATCAATTGCATATTTTTCAGCCAATTCAGGATATTCATTACATAAATCCTCAATGTATTGGTCTCTTGCAACCTTGGCCAAAATCGAGGCCGCTGCAATCGCCGAATACTTATTATCCCCACCTTCAATACATATGTGAGGAATAACATTGATTTTTTTCGATTCTTTATCATAAAACGAGATTGGATTGAAATAATTTCCATCAATTAATAGTTGTACCGAGGTTGGAAATACTTTTGTTTTGGTTCGATAATTGATCAAATTTTTGTTTTTCTTAGACAAAATATTATGAATCGAATGATGCATTGATTTTTGAGTCGCTTGTAAGATGTTGATTTCATCAATCGTTTTTTCATCTTCATAAGTAACCGACCAATCGATCGCATTTTCTTTAATGTATTCAGCAACTTTTACAATTTTACTTTTGGAATGAAACTTTTTACTGTCTTTCATTAACGTATGGTCAAAATAGTTTATGTCTTTGGGTAAAACAACGGCAGCGGTATATACCCGTCCAAATAATGGTCCCCGACCTGCTTCATCTACACCTATTTCCATAATATCTTCTTCTTCAAAGAAATTTCTTTTTAAAAAGAGGGGGGTCACACGATTTCTTGTTTTTTTTGGTTCTACTTGTTTTACTTCTTCTAAATGATTATGAAGGATCGGTTCTTTTTCTTTTTTCTCTTCCTCTTCATCATCATCAATAATAGTTGCATACTCATAATCATTATTATTAATATTCATTACCCCTTCTATTATCTTTCACAGATATTTATTTTTATTCAATTTTTTCATTTTTCATTTTTCATCTTTACAAAATAATATTTTCACAATATAAAATATACAAAATGTCTTTATTTTATAGTGTTTTATTTCTCGTAATCATTTTAATATTCGGAATTCTTTTGGCTCCTTTTTTAGGAGGAAATCGTGAAGGAATGACTGATATGAGTTTGAATAAAGTAGATGCAAGTTTCAATCACGTAGATGCTAGTTCAAATTCTACAACTACAAAAAATTCTACTTCTTATGATAATTATAATCATTTTACTGGTTCTTCTACACCAAAATTAACGAGTTCCACCTTTTATGGACAAGACGGTTCTACTTTAGCAGTAAATATGAATGGAACAAATACGCTTACTACCACCGATAAAAATGGTAAAAGTATTATTTATGCCGGTGTTCCTTCTTTTGATGGAACCATCGATAGTTTTATGGGTCCAAATGGTTCTGTTGCTGTAATTGTAGATTTAAATAATGGATATGAAAACATTTCCGTTAAAGATACTGCAGGCAATCAAATCAATTATTCTTCTGTTCCTCAACCCACAAATCCAAGTACGGTTTTACCAAATGTAACCCCATCAAGTACTCCAAGTACGCTGCTTCCTCCTTCAACTTCTTCCTCATACACCTACCCATCCACATCTTCTACCCAAAATACATCACCTAATTCTTTTGCGCCTTCTTCCTATAACTATTCTTCTTCTTTACCACCCGGTATTCCTGCTAGTCAAATTCCTCCTGGACATGAAGATTTATATATCTTGAAAACGGAAGTTGTTCCACCTGTGTGTCCAGTATGTCCAGTTCAAACCTCTAGTAAGAAATGCCCTCCTTGTCCAGCATGTACACGTTGTCCTGAACCAGCATATGACTGTAAACTTGTTCCTAACTATTCCTCCATGAACGCGAATGCACCTGTGCCCGTTTTGAATGATTTTTCCACTTTTGGAATGTAGAGTAGGGGGACATACGTCCCCCCACCCTTCCCTTCGGGAGGGAGACCCCCTCCTTGAAAAGGGCGAACGTTTTTTGACGCGCGAGTTTCTACAAAGAAAAATAAAATAATATTACGCTTTGCATAATATCATTGTAGAGATGGTTGTAGAGCCCGCGCCGAGTTATCAAGTGAAACGCGATGAGGGGGTCTCCCTCCCTCCCGAAGGTAAGGGTGTAAGGGCACTACGTAGTAGATGTATATCCCCCTACCCTACTTTTGACGCACTTTTCATCCATTTGAAACGTGGAACCTTTCTCTTCTTGAGGAACAATTTTAATGATACATTTGGATTTTTTTCCATAAAGTGGTTCAGTACATCCCTTCTCTTTGACGCTCCTTTTTCTTGTTTTTCTTTTTCCTTTTCCTTTTTCTTTGGTTACAAAGGTAAAAACTTTTGGTTTTTCTTCCATACAACGCGAACGAAAATGTTCGTATCTTTCTCTCACATCATCATAGGTAAGATTCGATTTTTTCTTCAACATATCGTTCACTGTCTCGTGTAACTGATAGATATATTTAGAAAAATTCTCTCGATTCTTCATATTTTCAACGGTAATTGGAACTTTTTTAAAATTATTTTTCAAATTCATACGACAATATTTACAAGGAAGTACGTTTCTTAAAGATAAGATAAAATCTTTATAGTTTTTTTTATCTTCCTTAGTAGGATTGACTGGATAATTAAAACTCATGGTATGAAGAAAATGCCACATACTTGGTCCCCAAACACTGGTTAACATACCATCTCCACTATTGTAATCTTCTTTGGAATAAACCAGATTTTTTTTTGTTTTTGTTTTGTTTGTTTTTGTATGGTTTATATGAATATTATGTTTTCTGGTATTTTTATTTCCATTCATATAAAAGATCTAGAAAATAGTTTTACTTAAGAAAAATCGTTAAACAATGAATAAATATATTCTTTGAATAATATATTATATCTTATCAATGTTTCGTCCAATGAACTTAGGAAGTACAACCAATGGAGGAATCATGTCTAAAATAAAAGGAATGTTTAGTCGTTTTAATAATACAACAACCATTCTTTATCTTTTGGCTTTTCTTCTTTTTATTTTTATTGCCATTTATGTTTATCAAACCTACATTTCTCCCAAACTCGCACCTGCTTACAATTATTCCCAAGAGGGTATGCAATCAGGATCAGGAAAACAGGCAGAATTAATGCTTTTTTATGTGGATTGGTGTCCTCATTGTAAAACTGGAAAACCTGCTTGGGATGAAGTAAAGAATGAATATCAACATAAGATAATCAATGGTTACAATGTGCTTTTTAAAGAATATAATTGTACCGAAGAAACCGCTGAAATTGAGCAATTAATGAATCAATATAAAATTGAGGGATACCCAACCATTAAATTGGTGAAAGATGGTCAAGTGATTGAATTCGATGCCAAACCTACCAAGGCAGCATTGGAACAATTTTTGAATACCGTCCTTTAAGGGAACCTCTACGGAACCATAGGTTCCGTGAGGGTTCCCCTATGACCCCTCCGGCCAGATTTTCAGGACAAAGTCCTGAAAATCATAGTCCCTTCGGGGATGGATATAATTGCATAACTCTGTGCGCGGGCTCTACAACAATTTCTACAATGATATTCTGCAAAGCACAATATGATTGTTATTTTCTTTGTAGAAACTCGCGCGCCAAAAATGTATTAAGAGGAGGGGTCAAAGGGGAACCTAGGTTCCCCTTAAAGGGAGGGGTCATAGGGGAACCGTAGGTTCCCTTACCTACCAAGGAACTCAATTGCACTCTCCACTCCCTTTTGAAAAAGACCTTTTCTCTCTTGCATCGAATCCACGGCCTTCTTCATCGATCCAATATTCAAAAAAGAACAATGACAGATAACCTCTTTGGGTTTTTCAGTCATTGGTCCATTATTTTCATTTACCTCACTCAAACTAAAAATCGCTTTGAATAAAAAATTCATTATAAATTCGAGCAAGGTCGACGATTCATCGATGATTGTCTTTTCCAAATTCTCTTCAAATAAGACATTACGAAACCCTAGAATTTCATCCCTATTTTTCTGTTGTTCCATACATTGTTTCAACGGATAATTACACGAAACCCCACCGTCAATATAACATTTCTGATCAAAACAAACCGGCGAAATAAGAACCGGTATTGCACAAGACATTTGCAATGCATCAATTAATTTCAAATCAGGATGGGTTTTATAAGAAACATCCACCAATTGAAAATCATTCAATTCAAACGTGAAAAAATGTTGTTCTATTTTGGAATATTCATAAAAATCTTTCAAATCAATATCCAAGGCCAAATCTTTTGCTTTTAATAAAGGGTTAAAGGTTTTTTCAAAAAAAGAGCGATCAAAAATCCCTTTTTTGGTATAAGCATCCAAGATATGTTGAATTTTTAATGAAAATACATCTTTCCAAGGCCGTTTAATGACATAATCATTAATCATATCAAAATCCTCATATTTTAAAGAAAAAAGAGTGCCTACAATACTACCTGCCGAGGTTCCATAAATGGTTTCAATCTCTTCACGTTGAATATAATTTTCTTTTTGTAAATGTTCTAGAGAGCCTAATGTTTGGAATAAAGACGGACCACCTCCAGATAATACCAAATGTTTGATGGTCATATTTTATGTTTTGTTTTGTATTTATCTATTTATCTTTGTATTTTTATATGTTTTTTTTCAATCTTTTTTTTCTTTTTCTTTTGTATTTATAAATAAAATCGAAAATACAAAAGAAAAATGTCCAATATTTTTACACTCGAAAATGTTCAAGATTTCTCTGAAAAAATCAGCATCGATGACCTTTATGAAAAAAAACGACAATATGACTTGAATAAACTCGCCCTCTTTAATAAAATTCTCAATCGTATTCATGTAAAAATCAAGACCACATCACGTCAGAAAATGGATGAACAGTTCTGCTGGTTTGTCGTTCCAGAAATGATTATTGGGGTTCCCAGATATGACCAAGGCGCTTGTATTGCTTACATCATTGATAAATTAAAAGAAAATGGATTTAATGTCCGTTATATTCATCCCAATACGCTTTTCATCTCTTGGCTCCATTGGGTACCTTCCTATGTTCGTAACGAATTAAAAAAGAAAACTGGGATTGTGATTAATGAATACGGAGAGAAAGTGGGTCAAGAAGATGACGGATCTCAAGAAACAATGACGGTTTCTTTTAAGGGAACGAATCAGCCCTCGAAAAAAGATTTTGACTTGAAAGATACCAATGAATTTATGTTGAAAGGTTTAAATGCAAATGAAGATAAAAAACAATCCAAGAAAAACTATAAGCCGATACAAACGTATCAACCTTCAGGTAATTTATTTTAGACGGATGAAGATTTGAAATGGGACACGCCTTTTTAGAGGCGTCTCCATTCAATTCATTTAAGGGTGTAAAAAGTGGTTTTGCGCCACTTTTCCAAAAGTGGCTTTTAAAAAAGTGGATATATATATAAGAGGTATTTTATCATTGAATGAACAAAACAAAAAAAAGTTCTCGTCATTCAAAAACAAAAACAAAGAAAAACTATCTACCAAACCTAACGAAACAACAACAAATGACGATCTGTAAAAAATTTCCCAATACGTTTGTTACTTTTCAAGATAAGTTTAGCAAAAAGTACGATGCCAATATGAAAGATCCAAATTTCAATCGAACTAAGGAATTGATGAGAATTTATGATGAATTTATGAAAATCCCCAAAAATATTAAACCTACAAGTGATTACTATACGTGGGTAAATTATATTTGGTTGAACAAACCCCAGTTATTGAGTAAAAATGAAAAATACATTATTCAAATCGACGATTTCCGTATTGTTCAACATAAAGTCTACGGACAACTTTTAGAAATCGTCAAAGAATATATTCAAACTCATCATAATGAAAAAGCAAAACAGATTCATAATGTCTATCAATCCTTTTTAGAACTAAATACCAACGAACAAACTAAAAAATATGCTTCCGAATACGTCCAAGAAATCGATGAATTACGAAAAAACAAACAAAATATCTGGAAATTAATGGCTTTTTTAAATAAAAATGAAACCATTTCTTATGCCGCACCTTTCTCATGGTCATTAAATCCAGATGATAAACAATCAAATATTTTGCGTTGTTATATCAATTCACCTCAACTCAGTTTATTAGACATCAGTTGTTATTTTGACGACGGTCAAAAAGTAGAATATAAAAAAAGTGTGCGAACTCATTATTTTCAATATCTCCGGGAATTATTTAAAAGTGTTTTTGGTGAAAATCACGGATATAAGGTTCACGATATCTATGATATCGAAGTGGAAATCATTCATTTTATGATTTGTGAAAAATTCAAAAATGACCCAAATAGTTATAATCGTGTTACCACTGAAGAAGCCAAAAATAAATATGATTTCAATTGGAAAGAATTTGCCAAAGAATTGGGATTCGACCAAACCCCGCGTTTTTTTATTACCGGAAATGTAAATTATCTTGATTGCGCTTCCAAAAATCTATTGGAAAACTGGGACAATGAAAAATGGCGCACTTATTATGTCTACATTTACATTCGTCAATTAACACGATGGAATAAATCAGATTATAAATTATATTACGATTTCTTTGGACATTTTTTGAGAGGTCAAGAAGGCGATTTAGAACGCGATTTACGTCCTATTTTCGCCTTATGTTATTCTTTTAATACCTTTTTAACGAATGAATACGTATCTCGTTATGAAAATAAAGAAAATATTCAATATGTCAAAATATTAGCAGAAGATTTAAAAACTGTTTTTACACGCATTATTCATCGTAATAAATGGTTACAACCCATTACCAAAGAGCATGCCTTGAAAAAACTTCGTTATTTTAAGTTTATTATTGGTTCCCCGAAACTTTTGAGGGAAGACCCTCTCTTGGAATATTCGTCCAATGATGCATGGGGAAATTTAGTGAAAATTTCTTCTTGGCGATTTCGAAAAGCGATTCATTTAGAAGGAAAAGAAGCGGTTGATATTCCTATGATTGATTGGGCAATAAATCCGCCCAAATTAATTGGTACACAAGCCTATGTAGTAAATGCCAGTTATACGCCTAATAAAAACAGTATTTATATTCCTTTAGGATACATTCAACCTCCTTTCATTGATTTGCAAGAAAGAGGGATTGAATACAATTTAGCACATATTGGGAATACTTTAGCCCACGAAATGTCTCATTCGTTAGATGATTGGGGAAGTAAATATGATTTTGATGGTAAATTAAATGATTGGTGGACGAAAAAGGATAAAAAGATATTTAAGCGAATTCAGGATGATATTATCAAACAATATGAAGTCTTTGCTTTAAGAGATGGAATTCATATGGATGCTTCTCTAAGTATCGGCGAAAATATGGCAGATATATCCGCTTTAGGTATTTGTATGGAATATTTACAAGATTTTCAAAATAAAAATGAAGATATTTTCAATATTCGTGAATTATCTTTCAAGGCTTTTTTTGTTTATTTTGCCGTTCAACAAAAACAGAAAATTAGTAAACGCGCCATCACTGCTCAATTAAATACCAATCCACATCCTTTAGACAAATATCGTACGAATGTACCACTTTCCAGAAGTTCTACCTTTAGACATTTTTACAACGTTAAAAAGGGGGATGGAATGTGGTGGCATACAATGAATAAAGTATGGTTGACTTAATTCTTTTAGGATTCTTTAGGATTTTTCCAGAGTTTTTAGCAAAAACTTTAGTCATTTCTTCTATTTTTAAATATTTATTTTTCTTATAAATATTTATTTTTCTTATAAATATTTATTTCCCTTCTTTTTTCTTCTTTTTTATTTCCTTCTTTTTAATTTTTTTTTTATCATTGTATATTATATAAAATGGCATCCCGTAGAATGAAACGTACCGCTGCA